TAAGATTTCAGCACCCTATAACGAAAAAATCACAAAACAAACTCAAATAAAAGAGTTGGAAGATTTCGTTCAAAATAGAATTAAATATATTGGAGAAAATGAAGATTGCGATGAGGTTGAATTACAACAAATTACAAATATAAATATGGGTTCAACCCCTAGCACAAGCAATCATAATTATTGGGATAATGGAACTATTCCTTGGGTTGCTATATCCGACTTAGATAATAATATTGTTTATAACACTAACAAGTGTTTAACTGAATATGGTGCTGAAACCATGAAAAATAGAAAAATTTCAAAAAATAGTATTTTATTATCTTTTAAATTGTCAATAGGTAAATTAGGTATTGCCGGACGAGACATGTATTGTAATGAAGCAATTGTATTTTTAAATAGTAAAATTGAAAATATATCACAATTATATTTATATTATTTATTATCAATTGCGGATTTAACCAAATACGGTAGAGGAACTATTGGTTCTAATGGAAATTTAAATAAAGAAATATTAAAAACTCTAAAATTTAAAATTCCAAAAAACAAACAACTAATTCAAGAATTAGACGCAACATTTCTACAAATCGAAACACTTCAAACTGAAGTCAAAACATCCGATGAATTATACAAACAACTAATTCAAGAATTAAGTCAAGAAGCAATTCCAATACAAGAAACACCAAGTATATTATCCCAACCAACAATAAATAATCATATTGAATTAATACAACCTGAAATAAAAATTAAACAAAAACCTACAAAAGGTTCACTTAAAAATTTAAAATTAAAATATAAACATATTAACATAATTGAATAGACATATTAACATAATTGAATAAACTATAAATTTATCGCCTTTTATTTATTTTAAACCCTAATTCTGTGGGAATATTACTAAACATTTTATAAAAATTACTAGGTTCTTTAGGTAGCTTATCGTATATTTCGCATTGTTTGTTATATTCGTCTAATGACATAATTTTTTTTTCTTTACAAAAATTTATCCACTCTTGTTTAGTTTGGATAAATTTTGAGGTATCAACCCCCATAAAATCATATGGATTAATCCATACTCCTTTAGATTTAAAATAATCTTTGGGGTCAGGTATGAAGTGTGAATGTTTAGGTAGTGATTCGTTATATTCAGTCATGGATTTAATATGTAAACTACTATTGATAGACCTAACCAAATTATATTCATTTTGTTCTGCAGATAAATTCGAATAAAGATCTTTACTGTGTTTTAATCTTAATTTAAGTTTAGTCATTTCATATTCATTCTCTTCAAAATATAAATCATCATATAAACTCGTATTGGTTTGTGTATTATTATTTTCAGTTGTATCGGTATCATCCGTGTTTTCTGTACGATTAATTAAACAATATACATGTATTTTTTGTTCAAGATTTTCATCGACATTTCTTATTTGTGATATAATACTTTGTGTTTTTTCATATGACTTGGCACCGTCTATATCACACCAAGGAATAATCACATATGCTTTTTTATCCGGATTTCCTGATTCTAATCTATTAGGTCGTAATATATATTGAACTATTCTAATTTCACTTTTCATATTTGCGGCGATACAAACCCCATTAAGTTTTGGTAAATCGAACCCTTCACCAAAAATAAAAACACACGAAATAATACCATAAGGTGATGTTTTAAATTGATTAATTTCAGTTTCAAGATTTGTTGCGGATTTACTATGTAAATAGTTATTATAAATATGTTCTTTTTTAATTGATAAAACAACAGTATCTAATATTTGATTAATAAATATAGTGGATTGTTCAGCATCATGAATTGTATTTGTATAAATTAATAAATGTGTTAAATCATTAAAAGTTTCGAATGATTTTAAACACATATAACATGCCATAAATAATTCTTTATTATTAACATTAATTTTTAATTTACATATTATTTCATCAATTGTGTTTTCTCTATTATTTAAACAGATTATATTATAATCTGTTATTTTTTTATGTTCTATAGCCCAATAAACCGATTTAACATCGATGTATTTTCCAAATTCGTATTCATTGTCCATAGAATATATTGTATTTATCTTATGTTCAATATTAATAAATGGTTTAGATTCAACTATTTTTTCGGTAGCGGTCATAAACAATGATTTATTGGATATTATTTTATGAAATAATCGGAATCCTTTATTTGTTTCTTTTTCTAATCCGACCAAATGATGTGCTTCATCGCCGATTTTAAAATCAAACTGTATTTGTTTATCTAAAAGTAAATAACATGAGTGATAAGTAACAATTACAAATTTATATTCGTTGTTTAAATTATTGAGAAATGATTTAATAATTTCTGTTTGAGTTGTGGATTGAATATCTGAATGAATAATACCTCCAACAAATAATATATTTGATTTATTCGGAAATATTTTTAAAATTTCGTTAATGAATTGTTTTTGTAAATAAATACTTGGAACCCCAATAACAACACGCTTATAATTCATTCGTTTTACCGCGAATATACTTAATAATGCTTTGCCAAGACCACACGCCCATATTAATTTCCCTTTATCATTTAATTTATAAAATATCTCCATAATATTTAATGCTTCTAATTGGTGGGGGAATGGTTTATTTTTTTGTTTATCAAGAAAACGCCGAATAATATTAAACGATTTATTTTTGATTGTTTGATCAATATTTTCAAATTGTTGATTTCGCAGAACACGCTCCATATTTTCAATTTGGGTGGGTGATAACACATTACATTCAATATTTAATGTTTTTAAATATTGAACTAATAAATTTAAAATACACCTATCATAAAACTCGGTACCGCCGCCTTTATAAATATTGTATTTTTTAAAATGTATTTTTAATTTTTTGTCTACCTCAGTTAATTTATCTAGTGGTATTTCAACAACAAGTAAATATTCGCCTCGAATAACTTCACCTGTAATATAAGGTCCTGTTCTATCTTTTGCGTTTGTAGCGATTCCAAGTTTCACCACATTTTCACTTCTATACCAGGGATTATCTCTAATATAAATGTTTCCGTATATCATTATAAAACTTAATTAAGGTGTATTTTAATTTAACTGATTCAATTTTAATTTAACTGATTCAATTTTAAATTATAAAAAAAAATTATAAACTAATACTAACTACAATTATAACAACTCAACTATAACAACTACAACTATAACAACTACAACTATAACTATAACAACTACACATATAACTAGGATTAACAACTACAACAACTATCAATTAATTTATATACATAACTAATAAATACAAATAAAATACTTATATTTTAGTTTGAACTAATTCAGCAATAACCGAAATACATTTATCATTTAATTCAAATCTTTGTCCAATAACTCTTGCGTTAAATTGAGTTCCTTCAGAAATTTTTGAAAATTGCGAAATATTATAATGGTGGTCACGAGCAATAAAAACCACAATAGGTGATGGTGATTCTTCAAAACTATCCGCTTTAATTCCTGCTTTTGTGATATTTGTAGCAACACATGAAATTAATGACCCTTCAACTGGGAAACAAACCTCGCATTCGAAAACTACTTCAAATGAAATATTACTTCCGCGCTCAATAAGACCGCTAGAATAAGATACAACTTTAGCTGATCCTCGTTTAATATACCCCTCTACTAAACATATACCCTCATAATTTGAGGTAATAACATCTTCGATTGTTTGGTTAATATTTTTTCCGATGTTGGTAATTGATAATACAACATTTCGTGTAATTAAACATCTAGAATAAATAGGCAATATTTTCTGCTCTCTTCTTTTATTTTTTTGTTGGATTGGTTTCATTCTTATATTTTATATGCATATAATCTTTTAACTTTAATTAATTTCAATTTTATATTTTATTAAATATTGCGATATCTGGATTTATAAACCATATCTTATTATCTTTTTGAATTTTGTTATAATATCGTAATAGTATTTCCTGTAATATACACAAATCAATTTGGAGTAATTCTTTAGTATTTTCTTTATTAAGTATTTCAACGCCATAAATATCATTTAATAATTTAATAGCTTTGGATTTGCCGGATTCGTCACATCTAGCACCAGTATTTCTAGATGTGGTAACATCCATTGTTTTAAACACCTTATTATATTTGTTTTTCGTATCAATACTAATAAATCCTATAATTTTGTTAAGATTCTTTTTATTTATTATCCATGCGTCTCTTATAACACTATTAAGTAATATTTCACTTTTATCTTCTGGTTCAGCTTCTTGCCAAATGTTGTCTACATTATTAAATATTAAAATAGTATCTTTATCGAGTTTATTATTTTCATTATATAATAAAATACAGCTGGTTGTTTTGTTATTATTTTTAATAGTAATACTTTTTTTAATAAAGTATTCTTTTACCAAAGATTCAAAACTACCTTCTTCAATAATAGTTAAAGAATATAAATAATTTAATAATTGTAATAATTCATTAAAAAATAAACCTTCACAAATATGTTGAATCAATATTTCAATTAAATCATCATAAGAAATGGTATTATCATAACTAATATTTGGGTTGCTGGTCATTTGATACATAATTTTACCGTAATGTTTAAACCAATTATCATCCCCTCTTGGTATTTTGTTTTCTTTATTATGTTTGGGTTCTTTATTTTCATGATTTAATTGTTCTTTCCTTTTAAATTCTAAGGATAAATCATAATCCTTTCGTAAATCATTCATTATTGTTTTGGCTTCTTTATTTGTATCATCAATATTTTGGTCTTGTATTAATTCGTTCATTTTTCTATTATCAAACACAGGTTTAATAATATCTTGTTTAATTTCAAAGTTAATAAATGGATGTTTAAAATCAATAGGAACACTTCTATCAAATATAGATACATTTTCATAATTAAGTTCACTTGGTTGAAATAAATAGTATTCTCCAATATTTATTAAATAACCAACTCTATCATATTTATCAACAATTTGTTCGTTGTTATTTTCAACTAATTGTGTTAATGCGTAATAAATTTGGTCTAATGGATATTTTTTCGGAATATTAATTAATGCTATTAAATTCTTTTTTTTATAAAAGAATGATTCTTTCATAAGTAATTTAATCTTTTGGATTATTTTGTCAGAATTAGTAATAATATAACTTTCATTATATGTATCTTTATTTATGTTTCCTTCATCAATTTGTTTATTAGGACGACATTTATATTCACAATTTTCCATATAATCACACGCGGCAGAATATGGTGCGTCACCTATTTTAAAATCATCAATTACGGTTCCATTAGATAAAATCTGTTTGACATCAATATTAATATTTTTTGAAAATATTTCTTGAGTGAAATTTGTTTGGTCGTGGTTAATAATACAATCGACAGAAATTTCCTTTAATATTCGAGTAACATGTCCTATTTGAAGAGATTTCAACTCTGCAGACCTATAAACATAAAGGTCAGCTGCTTCTTCTTCTTTATTTTTAAGTTCAGTTGCGTACATAAAAATCTGAACATTTCGTTTTTCAAATGGTAATTCTTTATGACTAAAGTTACGAACAGCACGACCAATAATTTGTTCTATTCTATTCATGTTATACCAAGGTTCCAATATATGAACTTGACGAATAAATTTTAAATCAATGCCTTCAGAACCAGATTTAGATATTAAAATAACCTTAATTTGGTTTCCGTCTTTGTTATTCTCACTTGTTGCTTGTTTTACATATAAATCATTATTTGGAGAAAGTGCCGAATCACCAGTTATCATGATATACCGTGCTGGAGTAAACACATCTTTTTTATCAAGTTTAGGTTTCATGGTTCTTACATCCACAGGTGGTGTTTTTCTTTCTTTAAAAAGTTGATTTGAAGAATTTGTATTTATTCCTAATCGTGTAAATCCCATTTCTTCTAATGCGAGAGCTACAGGAATTAAACCACCATAAATGTATTGAGAGTAAATTAAGATTACACCTTCTGATATATTACCAGTTGTGGGTGAATAAATAGAATCTAAGATACATTTAATTTTATAACTATATTTACCTATTTGTTCATTAGAAAATAGTCGTCCGTATTTCTTTTCTATTTCAGGTTTATATTCAAAATTCCCTTTAAATGAAGGTGTGATCGTATTTGTAAATTTCATTATTCGTTCTAAGCCTTTTCTTCCTGTTAAATCGCTTGGATTTATGTATAACTTATTACGAGGTGTTGTATCTTGAGTATTCGTTGTGGGATTTTCCATTAATGTATTAATATTTTCCAAACCTTCATAAGGATAAACAATAATAAGAGATTCTAATGGTTTTTGTAATACGGTATATCCGAATGATTCCATATTTTCAAATGTAGGCATTTGTTTTTCTACACCCTTTATGGTAGTTATAACATTATTTTTATTTTTTAAATAATTAATAATATAGTTATATCCGTAAGATTGATACTCGCCGATAGTCGACAAATAAACATTAATTATTTTTAGTTGGTCTTCAGGTAAAATAGGTTTATCATTCATTTGATATTTGGGATAAATATTTTTTTTATTTTTAAAAGTATGTTGGACATCAAAAATGTCTGGATAAACGCGATATGGAAATGTATATGGATTTTCACCACGAACAAATGAAATATAACCGGTTGCTTTTCTTATTAATAGTTCTTCACCAGGTTTAGTTAAATTCCCGTTTTTATCAAAAATATCTTTTAATTCAATGGTTCCTCGTTTATCATTAAGATTCATTAAATTTAATAACCAAATAATTTCTTTATAACTATTATACATTGGAGTAGCGGATAATAAAAGAAGACGGAGGTTGTCTACAGATTTAACAAGAAGTTCTAAATTCATAGCTACTTTTTTATTTTCATTATCTTCAGTCATACGAATGTTATGGATTTCATCAATAATAATTAACCGATTATTAAACTCATTTTTAAAGTTACGAAGCATGATTCGATTCTTATCATTTTCATTTTTATATAATCGTTCATCAACACCTGAAGTTTTAATAATATAATTTGCGAATTGTCCATACCCTAAAAATAAATATGAATTATTAATTAGTGAGTTAATTTGAGATACAATTTGGTCGCTGGTAAATCCTTTAATGTTAGTTGGGTTTATTTCTTTCAATAATTTATTTCCAACACATCCTTTAATATTCCATATACCATTGACCTTTTTTAATTTTCTTTCGTCAAATAATTGTAATTTAAAGTTGTCTTGTACATTTTCTGCAGCAACAATAATAATTCTTTTGGATATTCCAGTTTGTTTTAAATAATCTCTCATTTCTTCAGAAACACCGATGGCCGAACATGTTTTTCCACTACCTAAACCATGATATAATAATAAACTATTATATGGTGTTTGTAAAGAAAGAAAATTTCTTACAAATGATTGATGAGGTGATAATTCAAACTCGGCATTATTTAAAAAATCGGATTGAGCTTTAATATCTTCATAAATAGTTCCGTCATATTTCGTATCGTTGAATTCTTTTTTTAATGCTATTTTTATATTAAAATTCGGGTCATTTAAATTTGGATATAATATATTTTCGTTTTTATCGTGTGTTTTAAGAAAGTCGTGTTCATAAAGTTCTTTTTGTAATAATAAAGTGTTACATTTATTTGAATATTTATCTTCATTACATTCAACCTCTTTTTTGTTTAGTTTATTTTCAGACATATAAATACTATATATTAATAATATAATCTATATTCTTCTAATAATTTATTAATATTTAATATTAATTGTTTTTTTTCTAAATTGTATGGTCTTATTGATTCTACACAGTCTTGAATAGTTTTCCATTCGATTTTACTTACTTCTGCCTGTTGATAATTCAATAAATCTTCATCACATCCATTATTCATGTATGCTAAAAAATATTTATGTTTATATGATTTATAATTGGTCCCAATAAATGTTTCTTCAAAAGGCATAATGTTTTCAATGATATGAATATTTTGTTTTAAAATACCGGTTTCTTCTTCGAATTCTCTAAGGGCACAATCTAAATCTTTTTCTTGATAATTGCGTCGTCCTTTTGGAAATTCCCATTCGGTTTCTGTCCATTGTGTTGAACTGTTTTTGATAAAATAGTCTAATGATATATTAGTATTATTCAACAATAATCCATTTTTTATTATGTCAAATTTGCGCCATGATAAAACTTCTTCATTGTGATATTGAGTATTTAAAATGTCACCCCACATTAATTTCCATAATTGTTCAAAAGTTGAGTTTTTAATTCGTTCTTTTTCTTCAATTGACATTTCATTAATAATATTTTGTATATGTTCTATATTATAAGGGGAATATTTACCCCTTATAAAATCAATATACCCAAAGGTATCTTTTCTGCGTATCATTAAGAATTGTTTGACCTTATTCATTGTTCTAAACAATATTATACCATAACTAGTTATAGGTAATCTACAATTATGAAATAAATGACCACTCTTGTTACAATTATTACAAACATTATTTTTATTCATTTTATTTTTATATTATATGTTAAAATATAAATCTTTTTATATTAGTTTATGTAAATGGAACTAAATCCAGATGTTTGGGGTAAATGGTATTGGGGGTTTTTACATACAATATCAATAAATTATCCAAATTATCCAAACGCTGTTACAAAAAAAATGTACTATGAATTAATTAATAATTTCCCATTATTTATACCGTGTCAATATATATCTAATGATTTTAGTAAGTTAATTGTTTCTTATCCAGTATCTCCTTATTTGGATAATAGAGATTCTTTTATTCGTTGGATACATTTTATTCATAATAAAATAAATGAAAAAATGGAAAAACCGGTGATTCCATTAAATGAATTTTATATAAATTATTATGAACAATATAAACCCAAAGGTATAAAGTTTGAAGAGTTTAATAAAATTAAACAAAAAATAGTATATTTCATGATAATTATTCTTATTATATTTAGTATTTATTATTGTTATGATAAATAATATTATATATAATATATATGGATGTTAATAATACATTAGGTGGAAAAGCAATAGCTTCTGGAGGGTTTGGGTGTGTATTTTATCCTGCGTTAAAATGTAAAGATTCAGTAAATAGAGATCCAAATAAAATATCAAAATTATTTACAAATAAACACGCGTTAACTGAATATAATGAAATTCAATTATTAAAACCATTATTAAAACAAATACCTAATTATTCTGATTTTTTTATTATTAATAATTTAACATTATGTACTCCAGATAAACTATCATCTGATGATTTAATAAATTTTGATAATAAATGTAACAGCATCACAAATAAAACAGATTTAACAATAAATAACAATTTAGATGAGTTTAAAATATTAAATATGCCATATGGTGGAATAACTATAAGTAATTATATTTTAAATAATATTAATGTTATTGATAACAGCTCTTATATACATTTTATAAAGATAAATAATTCGTTAATAAAATTATTGAAAAATGGAATTATACCTATGAATAATTTAAATATTTATCATGGAGACATTAAAGAATCAAATATATTAATAAATATAAAAGAGACGCCATTCAAGCCAAAAATAATTGATTGGGGACTAACAATAATATATAATAATAATAGTGATGTAATAATTCCTAAGCAATGGTGGAATAGACCATTACAATTTAATGTTCCTTTTTCTAATATATTATTTTCAACCGATTTTTTCGACTTAGCAAAGGTTTTTATAAGTAACAAAACAATAAAAAAAAATTTAAACAATTGTAAAACATTTATGAAGGATTATATGGATATGTTTTTAAGAAAAAACACAAGAGGACATCAATTATATATACAATATATGTTTTCATTATTATTTGAGAATAACTCACAACATAAGAATATTATTATAGATTATAATTCTAAAATCTTATTTAAATTTAAAGGTTCAACCAATCTGGATTTTATGGCGTATATAAATACAGTATATAAAAAAAATGTCGACGTATGGGGTTTTATTGTTTCATATATTCCTATTTTAGAACTATTAGTAAAGAATGAGTATCAATTGTCGACAAATATTAGAGTCGCATTAAAGAAAATAAAACAATTATTTATTAAATATTTATATAATACACCAACATCACCAATTGACATTAACATGTTAACCCACGATTTACAGAATATAAATTTGTTATTTAATACAGAAATAAACAAGGGGCAAAAAAAGAATGTAAAAACTAAAAGGACAATAAATAGTCAGAATAAGACTAAAAAGACAGTTAAAACTAAAAGAACCGGATTTCAAACAGTATGAAATCAAAAAAAATATAATCGTAAAAGATTAAAATTAAATAAGAAATTATTTCTGTCGAACATTTTACACATGAAAGATGTATAAAATATCAAATTTTTTGCGAAGAGGTTTCAAAAAATGTCCAATGGTGTAAATAATTTTATTATATTATTCTATTATAAAATGAGATTTGAAATATTTATATTCGGAATTACAATTTTTTTGATGTATAATACATATCATGATGGTAAGTATACAAAAATAATGTTGACTTGGAAAAAATATTATCAAATGGCCTTTTTTGCTGTTATTGGTGTTGGTATTTATTTAATGATGAAAAAAAATCCAACACAAGGTAAAAATATGTTAATGTACGCAAATAATATGGTAAAATATATGCCTATAAATAAATCATCCATGGATTTATTCTCACCGATAATTGATTTAACATCCAATTACCAAAATAGTAATGGCGGTTTTAATCAGGGAGGACCTGGCGCTGAACAAAGAATATTAAATTCTGGAAAGATGGCAACAAAACGATGTGTTAGTGAGACAAAAAAAAAATATGTGGCTTCTAATCAAGATTGGAAGTGTGGACAATGTAACGGGCAATTAAACGCCTGGTTTGAAGTAGATCATAAAATTCGTTTAGAACACGGTGGAGGAAACGATGTAAATAATTTAGTTGCGTTATGTCGTGAGTGTCACGGACAAAAAACCGCAATGGAAAATATGTAGAAACAAAATTTTTAAATTATGGTTATATATTATATGGTTAATAATAGTACAATCGAGATAAATTTAATGTTTCGACCACTTTTAATAATATTTGGGTTAATATTTTGTTTATTGTTTTTTTATTTTTTAATAAAATATTATTATGAATCGGTTAATTATTTTGTTATTTTTATTTTATTTTTAATTTTATTTATAGTTTTAATTTTATTTTTAATTTTTATATTATTCAAATTATCGACTTTATTTAATAGAGACACAGAACAATCGAAATACGTGTTGTATTTTAAAAATATATTATCTCAGATACAAACTCAACTACAAAATGAATATAACTCAACATCACTAGTTTCAATAGTAATATTACTAATAATTAGTGTAATAATAATTTTATATTTTACTATACCATTTATAATTCAAAAAATAAATATACAAGGTGGAAGACAGCTTATAAAGGAACCAATTAGTACAAATACTTTAAATGTTATATCATCATACGAAAAATTAAATGGGACATCATCTTTTGAATATAAATATGGGATTTCATTTTGGTTTTTTATAAATTCATTTTCACCAAGTACAAATTCGAATTATAACAAATTCACATCATTGCTTAATTATGGCAATAAACCAAATATATTATATAATCCAAGCACAAACACATTGATGATAACAACTGAACAAAAGGGGTTACAAGAAACCGACAAATTATTAGATTTTGATGATAAAGGACATAGAATTATTTATAAACAACACAATATATTATTACAAAAATGGAATAATATAACAATAAATTATACGAATGGAACTTTAGATGTATTTTTAAATAATAAATTAGTTAAATCGGCCATAGAAGTAGTTCCGTATATGACATTTGATAATCTAGTAGTTGGAACAGAAGGTGGAATTAGTGGAGGTATTTGTAATTTGATTTATTTTAAAAAACCATTAAACGCAATTAATATTTCTTATTTATATAATATTGTTAAGGATAAAACGCCTCCTATTATTAATAATTAAATGTTATATTTTATAGATAAATTCTAAATCTATAATATATAATGAACCTAAAAAGTATTTTGTTTACAATTATAATTCTGGTATTATTTATTATTTTATTTAGATATATATTTAAGGATGTACATGGCATACAAAATGGAATTGTGAATGGTCAAACTCCATCTGTCGTTTCCGCGTCAAGTTTATCAGAAAATTCTAATTCTAATAACTTTGCGTATTCTGTTTGGTTTTATGTAAATGATTGGAATTATCGTTATGGAGAACCCAAAGTTATTTTTGGAAGAATGGGTAGTGTAAGTACCATAGGAGGTGGATCTATTGATGGTATAAACGGTATAGACCCGTGCCCAGCGGTTGTTTTAGGAGCAGTTCAAAATAATATATCAGTTGCGGTTGGGTGTTATCCTGGTGCAGATACAGTTCCAACAACAACTGGTGGAAAATCAGTCGTCCATACATGTAATATAGCAAATGTTCCAATACAAAAATGGGTTAATCTTACCTTAAGCGTTTATGGAAGAACACTTGATGTATATATAGACGGAAAATTAGTTAGAACATGTTTAATGCCTGGAATAGCAATGATAAATACAAATTCTGATATTTATATCACACCCAAAGGTGGGTTTAATGGTTGGACCTCTAAGCTTCAATATTGGTCAAACGCTTTAAATCCACAAGAAGCATGGAATATTTACTCTAAAGGTTACGGTAGTAGTACAATAAATAATATGTTTGGAAATTATAAAGTAAATGTATCAATAGTAGAAAATGGCGTTACACAAAGTAGTAATACATTTTAATCAATAATTATAGTGTTTTTTTTATACAATATAATATATAAATGAATAGTCAAAGTATATCACCTTTTAATAGGTTTTCGGCAAACATACTAACATATGGAGATAGAGATTTTATAAATTCAAACACTTTAGTAGCAAAAATATCATTCTTTTTATTAGTTATGTTTCTTTTTGTTGTTTTGCTACATTTAGGAATCTCTTTAATGGGATGGTTATTAACACCTTCAAAATCTCCTAAATTAATTAATGGAATGATAGACGCAAAAAATATGATTGTGTTTCCACAAGACCCAAATTCTAAAAATGCGGTTCCAATCAATAGGTCAGTGAATGCCGTAAATGGGGTTGAGTTTACATGGTCTGTATGGGTATTTATAGATAATTTACAATATTTATCTGGACAATATAGACATATATTCCATAAAGGAAATGACCAACTTACAAATACAGGACTAAATTTTCCAAATAATGCTCCAGGATTATATATTTCACCGAATACAAATGCTTTAGTTGTAATTATGAATACTTTCAATGATATTAATCAAGAGATTGTTATACCAAATATACCTTTAAATAAATGGATGAATGTCATTATAAGATGTCAAAATGATAATTTAAATATTTATATTAATGGAACAATTACTAAAAGTATTAAATTAAAAGGTGTTCCAAAACAAAATTACGGTGATGTTTTTGTTGCCATGAATGGTGGGTTTGATGGTTATATTTCTAATTTATGGTATTATAATCATGCGTTAGGAACAACTGCTATTTCAAATTTAGTTAATTCAGGACCAAATTTAAAAATGTATGGTTCTAATTCATTTACAAATAAAATGAGTAAATATTTATCATTACGATGGTATTTTTATGGAACTGAAGATTCATATAATCCTTAAATTATTACAGCATTAAATATTTATTGTTCGTTAAATGTTAAATAATTATATTTATTATTATTATAATGAATAATAATAATAAAGAATCACCAAATATTTTTGTTAAAATTATTAATACCTTATTCAGTTTATTTATGCCTCCTAAAATAGAACATGAAACATATATTCCGATTACAACATTAGTCGATTTTATAGAACAATTAAAGGTTGGTGACAATAATAATGAAAATATTGAAGAATTGAATGTTGCCGACACTATTATTGAAAATGAAAATATTGAAGAATTAAATGTTGCCGACACTATTATTGAAAATGAAAATATTGAAGAATTAAATGTTGACGATACTATTATTGAAAATGAAAATATTGAAGAATTGAATGTTGCCGACACTATTATTGAAAATGAAAATATTGAAGAATTAAATGTTTCCAACACTATTATTGAAAATGAAAATATTGAAGAATTGAATGTTGTCGATACTATTATTGAAAATGAAAATATTGAAGAATTGAATGTTGCCGACACTATTATTGAAAATATAGAACAATTGAATGATGAATATATAGACAACAGTACGGAAGAATTATCTCAATCTTTTTTTGCGTGTGATATTGAACAACTCGCTAGTGTATTGTTTGAAAATAATATGAATTCAGAAAATAAATATAATTATTATTGTTTACAAGATACTCCAAGTAGTTATTCTGAATATAATTATATAGACCAACCCACAAACATAGATAACACTGATAAAATTATACCCGTAAATTTGGATTAACACATACAGAATTTGTAGGAAATATTTCTCCAGACATACAAGTATCATTAACCCCAACTTCAGCACAACTACGAAACCCTCTATCTTCACCAATATAACACCATCCAGCTTTTCCGAGTTGAATACTACTGGTGGAATCATCCGCATGATAATCTTCACCTCCAACCTGTTGTCTCTGAGATGTGGTATTATTCAGTGCTTTATTTAATGTGTTATTTTGTGTTATGTCTGGATGAGAAATAGTTATTGGTTGAATATTATGTTGTTCTATTTGTTGTGTTGTGTTTTCAATTGAATCAAGACCTTTATTAACAATATCTGCAGATGTATTTACTATTGATTGTGTTCCTTTTGCGGATGTATTTATTGTTTGTAATGTGGTTATACCTAATAGATAAGTTATTTTTTGAATAATTGGTCTAAAAACATCACTTATGGTTTGTGTTCCTTTTGCTAAATAAACAAAAATATTAAATCCTAATAATGATAAAATACCAAATATAATAATCCAAGTAGTTAGTTTAGTTTGTTTTATCGAATCAATAAAAGATATATTTGAAATGTTAGGATCAGGTAGAATAGATTCAGATTGTGATAAATCAAAACTTGTATTATTCATTATAATAAAAATAAATATATTAAATTATAGGATACAACTTTAATTGAATGTTAATAAATATAAGAATTGATTCAAATCACCTAAAATTTCATCACGAATATTTAATAAGTCTGTATTTGACATTTTCATTATAAATGCGTTATTTGTTAATCCAACCAAAAAGGATTTGAAATTTTCAATTTGATTTTTCAATTGTGCTGGTGTATTCAAATCAATTAAGGATATTTTGGATTGTTTCATTAAATTAGTTCTTTTTTCTGTTTTCCCTAATAAAACCTCAACGAAATGGTCAATATCTTCATTTAATTTATCATATAAACCATCTGTTGCTTTATGTGTTGCGTAGCTATATGTTTTCCAATGGTATAATTTCACCATGATTAACATTTCTAGAAATTTACATGTGATTTCTTGTTGAAAACTAGCACTATTTCCTTTTATATTTTTTTTAGTATATCTGTTTTTATAACTTTTGGTCATATATAACATAAAATATTATAATCTGGGTATAAAGGTTTCACCGAATGAGTTCATTTTATCTAATTTTTCAATAGTTTTTTCTAAATTGTTGTTTGAAATATTTGTAAATAAATAATCAGTTCCAGGTGATTCTTCATTTTTTTTGATTTGTTTATAGATGGTATCTATTTGTTTAGTTACATTTAAAATGATGTCTTTTTGTTTTTCACTTACTATTTCTTCATTTAATTTAATATTTTCGGTTAAAAGGGATACTACAAAATATAAAATATATTTTCGTTTTTTACAACAAGTATTTGAATATTTAAGAGTAAATAAATTTAATAAACTATTTACTATTTTTTTAATTAAAGGATTGTTATTGTCGACATGTTTAAAAAAAACATCCCAAATAATCCATATTATATCCATTTGGTCTTTACTGTTTACATTAATATGACTTCTTCGTTCACATTTAAATTTTTCTTTTTTTGTTTTACATATATGTTCAAATTCTAATATCCATTCAATCCAATAACATGAATTGATATTATTTTTTACATCTACTGATAAATTATAGGATAATTCATTAATTGCTATAATTATTTCTTTAGGGTCATCTTTTAATATGACATTTTCAATATAAATAAGAGATGGTGCGTTAAACCTTTCGGTCATAAATGTTAAATCAAAATCTTCTTTTTTTATTTTGATTTCATTAAAACTGTGTTTTCGTTTAGAATCGCATAATACACACATTACTTCACTAAATAATTTGCGTATGTTTTCATTATTTCTCATTTTAATTTCGTTGTTGACATATCCACCCGATACAATTTTTTTAAAGTTGTTTATTCTTAGTTCTAAATATATGGCTAGTTTTGGATTACCTATATGTATATTTTTACAATAAAAATATAAAATTATATCCCATAATTCACAAAAATTACCAGAGCAAATTAATTCTGCGCTCCAATAACAAGCCGGTTCAATTTTAGAGTTTAATAAGCTATTTAGAAGTTCTTTTTTAACATCCGTTTTTTTGAATTTAGAAAAGGTGATTCCTTTAAACATTTTGGGGTGTCTTATATCATTTATTTCTGAATCAGACATATAATAAAAAATATACAAAAAAAATATTAACAATACATATAAATGAATATGTTTGGTTCCATTACAAAAATGTATAAAAAAATATCCAATTGGGGTAAAATAATGATATTTTGTGTTTTGTTTTTAATTTTAGTAATATTATTTAAATCATTAAAACAGGAATCACAACATATAGAAGGATATGAACAAAACGATAATTTTTTATTAAAAGTTGGTGAGAATATATATGATGATTTTTATGCAGATATATATGATGAATTAGTTTATAATGAAATGAAGGATGATTATGAAATTGGAGAAATTGTAAATAAAACCGGTCCTACCTCTCAAAGTGTTATTTTAGATATTGGTTCAGGAACAGGGCATCATGTATCTAAATTGAATGAACAGGGATATAAAACTATTGGAATGGATGTATCCCCTTCAATGATTAAAAAATCAAAAGAGAATTTCCCATCGTGTCACTTTATATTAGGGGATGCTACAGGAAACCCTGACGTTCAATATAACTCTTTTACACATATATTGTCTCTTTATTTTACAATTTATTATATGAAAAATAAAAATAATTTTTTTACTAATTGTATGAATTGGTTAATGCCTGGCGGTTATTTATTATTACATTTAGTAGACCGTGAAACATTTGACCCCATTTTACCTGCGGGCCAAGGGTTTTTAATAGTTAGTCCACAAAAGTATTCAAATAAACGAATAACAAAAACAAAGGTAACGTTTGATAATTTTGTGTATAATGCGGATTTTGACTTAGATGAAAATAAAAATGTTGCTATTTTTAATGAGAAGATAAAATTTAAAGATACAGATAAGGTTAGACAAAACCAACATATTTTATATATGGAAGATACAACAACAATTTTAAATATGGCACAACAAGTTGGATTTATAATTGACGGAGAGATTGATTTAATGAATTCTGGATATGATTCACAATATATATACATTTTAAGAAAACCTGTTTAGAACAACTCGCTTTAATTGTGAAAATGTATAATATAAATATTTATTCAGTATATTTAATGGATTCGTTTAAATACATATATTAAATACACAATTTAATTAAAGATATAAAATGTTTACTTGTATTTTGTGTAAATCCCTAAATTTTCAAATTGAGAATCATACAATTCGTAATAATTTTGAAGATATGTATAAAATTCTAAAATGTGTAAGCTGTTCTCATATCCAATTATTCCCAAATGACTATGACACAAATGAGTATTATAATAATGATACCCAAGTAAAAGAAATATTAACAATAAGTGATAGAAGTAAATTACATTACAGTGAAATGCTTAAATTTGAATCATTAAAAAGATTAAATATATTACAAAAACACATTATTCTCAAAGATAATTTGAATGTAATCGATATTGGAGGAGGGACTGGAGAATTTATTACATTATTAAACAACACAAAGTATAATTTAAAATTATCTATTTTAGAACCTGGAGTTATTAGATTAAATGAATGTATATTAGAAAATGTAAATAGAATAAATCAGTCATTAGATGACGAATTTATCCAAAATAATGAAGGTTTATTTGATATTGTTACAGCATTTCATGTGTTGGAACACACAATAGATCCTATTCAATTTGTAAATAATTGTTATAAACTATTAAAACAAAACGGATTATTATATATTGAAGTTCCAAATCAAGATAATGATTTAATAAAAATAAGTGATTATTACAAAAATAATATTTGGTATTGTAAATCTCACATATCGTATTTTACAAAAAATACATTAAAATATATATTTAATAAATTGAATATTAATAATTATGTGATAGGTTCACAGGAAAGATATGATTATGAAAATTATACGCATTGGGTAACACATAATAAACCACAAAAAATACCAACTTACTATAAAGAATACGTTATGGGTATGACCCCGGATGAAACCTCATGGTTAATGAATAGAGATTTAAATATTACATCAGAAGCAATATACGCAATTATCCGTAAATAATAGAATTATGTGGGTTTTAGTTGGTGTATTTTTTGAAAATAAAAAGATGTATCATTAACATCCATATTATATCTATAGAATGGATATATTATTACACCGTCCGAAAATAAAAATGAGACAAACTTTCTATAAAAAAAATAAAAAAATTTCAATTTTTATTTTCGGTGATGTAAACGCAGACTTAAAGGGTGTTATACTATTTGACGACTACAACCTATTATGATTGTAGTGGTTAGTATATTTTATTAGAATTTATACCTTCTAAATGTCTAAAATATTTTTGTGTAATAATAAACCACACAAGTATAATTATCAGAATTATTCATAATATTACAAAAAAGGATTAAAGTTTAAATGATTATCTAGACATATATATTGAATTGTAGCGTTTTTATATTTATATAATAAAGGCCATACAAAATCTTCTTCATCGGATGTACTTGGAAGTACTAGTGTATGTTGATAATACTCACTTGTATAATGTGACCCATTTACTACTACTATTATTTTTTCGCATTTATCTGATATATAAATAAAATTTTTAAAAAATGCGGAACCAAAATTTATTATTAATAGTTTACAATTATAAATAGTATGGATTAAATTAAGTTCATTCATTTGTTCGATTTTAAATATATTATACATTTTACAGAAATTATTTACAATATCTTGATTAAAAATACCATCTTGAGTGGAATTATTGGTATTATTTGTTTTTAATAAACATAAATTTTCATTATTTGTTATACTTATTATATTTGTTCTTAATAAATATTTTTGAATAAAGACATCACACGACTTTATTAAATTTCCAATAAAACCATGGTATTTGTTTGGTATATGTGTAATAGATTTGAAAATATATTTTTTATTGTTTTCAATATAAATAATTTTGTTTTTATCGATTAATTTTATTTCACATAAATAATTAAATATATCCAATATATCTTGTTGGCTATCCTTATAAAAAAGGATCTTAAGATCTATATATTTATGAATATTATGTAAGTATTCAATTATTATATAATAAAATCCGGAAAATCCATGAACAGTACCTTTAGAAAATGTTGTAAAGAATTGAACTACATCTTCATCTACATAAATAATATCATTGCCTACATTTGTAGATGTAATATAGTTATATTCGTTTTTTAAATGACTATATGCTACCATTAAATCATTATAGTCTTTAGTATGTCTATTATTACTATTATTATAATGAAGGTCTTTGATTAAATATAACCATTCATTAGAGTAATAATTAATATAATTAGAAGTACTAAGGTTTATACTAATTATTGAAATCCAAAACCCAACGTTGTATGTATATAAAAAACAATTTGGTATGGTTAAATCTTTATTTAATAAATTAAACATTATAATATTTAAATATATAATAAAAAATAATTTAAACAAATAAATATTAAATTAATTAGTATGATATTTACCTTAAATGTAAAAAAAGAGAATTATTTTATTGTTACATATGAATTAGAAGGTGTTAATAGTTTACATGATGCGGCATGGGAGTTGGCAATAGGACAGAGTGTAGGTAATCCAAATGTTCGTAATCAATGGGAAACTGATGAATTATTTGAAAAATATTCTGCAAAAATAATAGGAGATAAAGAAGAATTAAAAATGATTAAGAGAGGAATTATTGATATAGCTTTTCCAATTGTAAATACTAATTGGAAAGAAGACGGAATAACACAATTATTAGTTCAAGTAATGGGAGGACAAATGGATATTGATAATATTAAATATTGTAGATTATTAAATATTTATTTTCCCGAAAATGTTAAAAAATATTTTTTAGGTCCAAAATTTGGGATTAAAGGAATAAGAGATTATTTAAAATTAGAAGGAAAACCAATATTAGGAGCAATTATTAAGCCTAAAACTGGTATAACTCCGGATATATTATTACAAATGGTAAAAGAACTTGTAGAGGGTGGTGTAAATTTTATTAAAGAAGATGAAATCTTATCCAATCCGGATTTTTGTCCAATATCTGTTCGTGTTCCATTAATTATGAACTATATTAAACAAACAGGTAAAAAGGTAATTTATGCTGTATGTATAAATTCAGATTTTCCTTATGTAATAGATAGAGTTAAACAAGTGTATGAATTAGGAGGTAACGCAGTTCATGTTAATTTTTGGAATGGATTAGGTGTATATAAAGCAATTCGAGAATTAGACCTACCTATTTTTGTTCATTTTCAAAAATCAGGTGATAAGATTTTAACAGATATTACACATAGATTTTCAATTGATTTTAAAGTAATTTGTTTGTTAGCTGGAATGATGGGGGTTGATTTCATACATGCCGGTATGTGGGGTGGATATAGTTCTACCGATATAAATGAATTAAAAAATACATTAAATATTTTACATGAACATAAAGTTATGCCTGCTTTAAGTTGTGGTATGCATCCAGGCATAGTAAATGTGATTGAAACTAATTTGGGTATAGAATTCATGGCTAATACAGGAGGTGCTATTCACGGACACCCAAATGGAACAAAAAATGGTGCTATTGCTATGAAAAGTGCTATTGATAAAAACTTAGACTGTCCTCAATATAAATTAGCAATTGAAAAATGGGGACTTATCTGTTAATAGAGGACTTATCCGTTAATAAAATTCGTTATAATTATTATTTATTTATAATAATTATATTCAATATGAATGATGAATTAAATGTTATTATTCCAATGGCTGGTATTGGATCAAGGTTTTTAACATATGGATTTAAAGAAAATAAATATTTATTACCGATTGATAAACACTTAACAAAAATGATAGAAAAGGCAATTCTTACATTAAATATAAAAAATCGTAATGTATGTTTTATATTTATTTTAAAAGAAGAAAATAATGTAATTGATTATAAAGTAAGACGATTTTTACAGGATTTAACAAAATTACATAATTATAAATGTAAAATTTTAAGTGTTTCAAAATTGACTGATGGTCCTGCGTGTTCCGCATATGAAGCAAAACAATTTATAAATAATAGTGTCCCGCTTATTATATCTAATTCAGACCAATTATTAGGTTGGAATTTTGATAACTTTTATAATCATTGTAATAATTACGATGGATGTGTTTTAACATATAAACCAAATTATGAGTTAGTTATTGGAACAACAGATAAACATAGTTTTGTTCGTTTTGAAAATAATATTCCTATTGAATTTGTAGAAAAAACGGTTATTAGTGATCAAGCATTAGTAGGTGTGCATTATTATAAGCAAGGAAGATATTTTATAGATGCGTGTGATTACTTATTTAAACATAATATTCGAGCACCAAATAATGAATTTTATTTATCTTACACATATCAAGCCATGATAAATATTGGCGGGTATAATATTGGAACATATAGATTACCAATTCAAGAGTTTTTTTATCCAATTGGTGAACCAACTGATTATTTCAAATATTATAATCAATTTACAAAATTACCAATATATAAAATAGATGAATATAAAAATATAAATAATTATGAATATTTTAAGGTTGATTTTAAAAATAAAAATGAAGAACTGATTGTTAATAATGAATTACTTATTATAATAAAAGGAAAAATTCACAATCAAACAAATATTGTTTTTTTATGTAGAGACAGAAATATAATTAAATTCGAAGAAGATACCTACTTTTTGCGTGTGTATAATATTATAAATGAATCTGTGTTGAATATAAATATAAATGACTATACAAGAGGATGGATAATTGGAAATTTTCAACCATCAATTAAACAAATACCTGATTTTGAAATCGGTATTTTAACCCATAAACAAAATGAAAAATGGGACTTTCATTATCATAAGTTATGTGTTGAAATTAATATTTTAATTGAAGGAAAAATAAATATTAATGATAATATTATAGAAAATAATAATATATTTATTTTCGACAAAAATGTTATTTCGTGTCCTATATTTTTAGAAGATTGTAAAATTCTTTGTATTAAAATACCATCAAACACCAATGATAAATATATGATTTAATAGATGGTATTTTCAATTGTTTTAACATAATCCGAACATATGCCATAACAATCCATATTATGTTTTAATGAGTTAAAATTATTGATTTCAGGCATCAGTATAATACTTATTGTCTTGTTAGGAGGTATCTGGTCAGGATAACACCAAATGTAACCTTTACTTGTTAATGTATATGAATCGGACTGATGCCAAAAAATATTTAATTCTTTATATTGAATTAAATAACCAAACGCTTCATAATTTTTACAATGAATCCATAATTTTATTGAATTATTTAATAAAAAGTTAATATCAATTTGATAATTTGGTGTATCATGACCTAAATATAAAACATTATCAATTAATCTTATATCTATTTCACAATCATATTTTAAATTAATTGCCTCCAAAATATATTCAGGTAAATTTTCTTTATCTTCGTTTATTCCATTAATATTTCCACGATGTGCGATTAATTTCATATTATTATAAAATGGGAATTATTTTAAGTTTTAATAATAACACAATTAATAACCCGAAAAAATAGTTTAAATAATTAATAAAATGACTATTAATGGTAAATGTTACATTAATAACAGGAATAACTGGTCAAGATGGTTCTTATTTAGCTGAATTTTTACTTGAAAAAAAATATGAAGTATGGGGAATAATTCGTCGTTCATCAAACATTAATACATCAAGGATAGAACACATATTTAAACATTTAAATCTAAGATATGGAGATTTATCTGATGGTATAAACTTATTAAATATTTTTAATGAAATTAAACTTAAATATGGGGATACATTAAATACTTTAGAAATTTATAATTTAGCGGCAATGAGTCATGTAAAAGTATCTTTTGATATGCCTGAATATACGGCAAACATAGATGGATTAGGTGTATTACGATTATTGGAGACCGTTCGTAATTGTGGAATACCAAAAAATAAGATAAAGTTTTATCAAGCATCAACTTCAGAAATGTATGGTAAAGTCGTTGAAGTACCTCAAACCGAAACAACTCCTTTTTATCCACGCTCGCCATATGGTGTTGCTAAATTATATGGTCATTGGATTGTAAAAAATTATCGAGAATCTTATGGAATATTTGCGTGTTCTGGTATTTTATTTAATCATGAAAGTCCACGAAGAGGACATAATTTTGTAACTCGTAAAATAACAATTGGATTAAATAAAATAATTAATAATGAAATAAAACATTTAACATTAGGAAATATTAATTCTTTAAGAGATTGGGGACACGCAAAAGATTATATAAAGGGTATGTGGTTAATGCTACAACAAGAGATACCAGATGATTATGTTTTATCTACAAATGAATATCATAGTGTAAGAGAATTTATTGAAAAGGCATTTGGTTATAAAGGAATTGAAATACAATGGAAAGGATACGGAATTAATGAGGTTGGATATGATATTAAAAGTGGAAGGGAATTAATTAAAATCTCCGAAAAGTATTTTAGACTTGCAGAGGTAGACGAGTTATTAGGTAATTCAACAAAAGCCAGGAAAGAGTTAAATTGGACATGTGAATATGATTTTGATATGATTGTAAAAGAAATGGTTGAATCTGACACATTACCCTGATTAAAAAGAAGACGACACAAAAAATCTTAATACCGTTAAATAATTATTTTAAAAAAAGAATTAATATTATGTATGATTATTTATACTACATAATATTTATAATTATCTTCTTTGTAATAATGTATTTTCGTATAAAATATGGATTTTGGATATCTCAACCAGTTTTTCATTGTTATGACATTTGTTATATGTTTTTTCCTCGTGGTATAATAAATGATGAACTACCCGAAATAAATAAATATACTAATTTAATAAATATTAAAACAACAATATATTCTGAAATATCTGAATTGAAAATAACCCAGTTTTTAAATTTTATAAAATTAAATTATTTAAGAAATGGGGATAATATGTTTATACCAAAAAAAGAAAGTTTAACTTGTTATTTTAAAGGACATCTATTTCCTTCATTTTTTTCATTTTATACAGAAGATTACCTAATACAAGATTTAAATAATAATACTACAATAACAGAAGATAAAATAATTGGTTTAATGACATCTAGACCTTTACATGTGACAATAAATAATATAAATAAAAAACAAAAAATCAAAAATACATTTTATGTTTATTATGCGGATTATTTATGTGTTGATATGAACTATAGAAAAAAAGGCATTGCTCCACAAATAATACAAACACATGAATATAATCAAAGACATAAAAATCCAAACATTTGTGTTTCATTATTTAAAAGAGAGGATGAATTAACAGGAATAATGCCTTTATGTATTTATAAAACATATGGGTTTCCGGTGTTTAAATGGAGAAAGCCTCATGAGTTGTCGGCAATATATTCTATAATAGAAATATCTAAACAAAACATGTATTTATTAATCGAATTTATAAATGAAAATAAATTTGATATTATAATTATGCCTGAAGTTTCAAATTTATTGGAATTAATAAATACAAAGAATCTATTTGTTTATGTCATTATATTTAATGACCGAATTTGTAGTGCGTATTTTTTTAAAAAGTCGTGTACATTTGTAGAGAAAGATATGGAGGTCCTTAATTGTATTGCTTCCATTAATAATGGTGTATTAGATAATAATATTTTTATTCACGGATTTAAAATTATTTTTTGGAATATTTCTGAAAAATATAATTTTGGTTTTTCTGCTATTGAAAATATATCTTACAATAATATTATAATTGAAAATATATTGTTAAAAACTAAACCGCAAATAATAAGTCCATGTGCGTATTTTTTTTATAATTTTGCTTATCCAACATTTAAAGCAGATAAATCATTCATTCTTAATTAACGAACATATTTACCAGCACGAGCAAAACTATCGCATACAAAAATAATGAAAATGCCTAAAAATGAATACAATACAACTTCTTCAGTAACATTATTTGTTTTTTCATCTTGTTGTTCTTCAAGTAAATGAATCATATAATTTAATTTCTGCATAAGAATATCATTAGATGTTGCGGGTTCTTGGGGTGGTACATATTGATAATATTGTCTATTATAATTATTTATTTTTGGTTCTTGTGGTGTGTTATAATTAGGAATCATATTTTTATAATATTTTTCTGCCGTTTTATGATCGCCATAATTATCATTAAAATTATTTAAATCTAAATTATTGTTATTATCATAATTTGGTGATGGTTGCGAACCTAAATTATGAGTATTCTCAATGGTTTGCATATTTTCAGTTGTAATTGTTTTTTGAACACCTGATGATTGTGGTTTTGGTGGAGGATTAAAATAATCACCAAGCGTATTATTATCGTCTGAATCCTGATTTTTATGTAGGGACTGTAAAACAGAATTTACCTTTTCAGAATTATAATTATCTTTAGGATATCTTTTTTGTGTTCTATTGTGGGCGTTCTTTTTTTTATCAATGATACTTTCTTCGTTAGTATCATTAGTTAGATTATCAAATGGAGCAGCGTATATTGCTAAAGAAGACATTATTAATAAAAATTTAGATTATAATTTATAAAAGAGACTGAAATAAAAAATATTGGTTTATTTATATAAATATGAATCTTAACAATTCAAATGTTCTTACTGTTTTTATAGTTTTAATATTATTATTTATTTTAATAAATCGAAAAACAGTATTTAATACATTTTTAGGAAGATTATTTATAATAATTGCTTTAGTATGCGTTACATCATATAATATGCTCGCAGGAGTTCTTCTTGTATTAATTTTTATGGTTATGAATAATCATTTTATTAGTGATTTTGAAGGAATGGAAAATTCTCCAGAACCAGACCAACAAGCTCAAATTAAACAAAAAATAACGGCAGAAATGGCATCATTAGGTATTCCAACTTCTTCTGAAAGTGAAGAAAAAATAGAACAGCCAAGCACAACCGATGTTGCTGAAAAAGAACGAAAACTGTTAGTTGGTAACCAATCAAATAGTCTACCTGTTTCATTGAACCAAACTTCAGAAAATGCGGTTGCTAATAATCCAGGTAAAGAAGGATTTATGAGTTATGCGAGTCTTTATTAAATATATCGATATTTTTATAATATTATAATTATATAATGAAAATTGTAATATTAGTTGTTATGCTATTACTTATATATTATATAAACACATCAACAACAATTGAAACATTCACACCCGGTTTTCGCACATTTTATAGGCCTCGTGTTAGACATTTCAGGTATTATTTGAATAAGTTACATAATGATTATTACATAAATATAATCCATTATTTTAGAAAACTTGGAGTATGATGATTACTTTTTTTATAATTGTAATATATGACTAAGAAACCAAAACTAAATAATACTCAACCTATTAATACTGGCGGTCAAATGATAAACCCATTACAACAAGGTTTAAATTATATACACGAACATATTATGTTTTTAAATAGTAGTAAGTTTTTTGCTGGTGTAATTATGATTTTACTTAATATGGGAGGTAAATTAATATCAATACAATTTAGTAAATCAACCGAAGAATATATGAAATATAGTTTAAGTAAACAAATTCTTGTATTCTCGATGGCATGGATGGCTACTCGTGATATTTATACCGCGTTAATATTAACAGCTGTTTTTACAGTTTTATCTGAATATTTATTTAATGAAGAAAGTAAATTGTGTATTGTTCCTCATAATTATAGAATTTTACATAAATTAGTAGATATAAATAATGATGGTAAAGTGTCTGATGCAGAAATTGTGAAGGCAAACGCTATATTAGAAAAATATAAAAAAGAACAAGAGGTACAAAACCAACGAAACGCGTTAGATAAATTTCAATATTATATGAATGATATGAATACCGTGTAATATGCCTCAATAATATGTGTGATGTATCATTAAACACATCATTTTAATAATATAAATTAAAGATACGAATAATAATGACTCTAATGTGAGCTCATCTAATATAAATGGTATATATTTTGATAAATATTTAGATTTTGATTTAGAATTGGGTTTTTTCTTATTTGTTTGTTTAATGCGTGGGTTTTTAAACAATTTTAAAAAAGATTTTAACGCATATATATTTAAATATTTTAATTCCAATAACATTAGCGGACATGTTCGACAAAATAACACTAACAATACATTTATTGTTATTATTATTATCATCATAAATAAATGTAAGATATTTGAACTTATTAGAACGACTAATGTGAGTAATAAAACATAAATAAAATGAATAGTTATGTATATGACACCGATAATTAAGTCTATATTATTTTTATTGGTAAAAATATTATAAAAAAATAATAAATATATTTCTAATATATTATAATTTGATAAATCAATCATAATATTTATTATAAATTAATATTTCCCTTTTTACGGGTTATCCATATCTTTTGTAATTATTCAAGTTAGTTAATTAATTAAATATATTTTGAAGTGTAACTTATATTATGAATATAATACTATGTCTTACAAGTATATTTCAATATATGGAAGATTATATATTATCAATAGTAAATATTATTAAAGGTGTAGTAATTTTAATTGATAATAATAGTGTCATTCATTTTACACATGACAACAATTATATATTTATAAAAGAGATAGATGATAAGTTATTTAATTATATTGAAAATAATAATGTATATTTAATAAATACAGAACAACTTTCATCAATTATAAATAAACAATCAATAAATAAATATCCAAAACAATTAAATATTATAGATTATATGTCTTCCAATTTTAAATATTATGATAATAAATATACTAAATATTTGCTTCCTTACCAGATTAATCTAAATGAAATTTATAATTTTGATAAACAAAAAGATGTTGGTATAATTGGTGTATCTTGTAATATTCCTTTTAGCAGACAAAATGTAATAAATTTGTTAAAAGAACAAAATATAAATGTTGATATTATTACTGGGTGGAATAATACAAGAGACATTGAACTATTTAAGTATAAAATTATTCTTAATATTGGGTTTCATGATAGTTATAAAATAATGGAATCATTTAGATGTGATAGGTGTGTGTATAATAAAATTATAGTTATTAGTGATACAAAAGAAGATATACATGATTATTATTTAAAAGACTATATTATTTATACAAATTATCAAAATATACACGATAAAACAATCGAAGTATTAAACAATTATGATTATTATTATAACAAGCTATTTTCAAACTTCACTCTAGAAAATATCAATACGAATTTGTTTAATTTATCAAAGGATATAGTAGATAAATTAAACTGTAATAATATTTGATTATATAATAAAATCCATTATATAATCAACTTTGTATAAAAACAAATAACACCCGGTTTCTTCGCATTTTTTGAGAATGAGAGGGCTAACTTTTTGAGGAGGATTTTTTTTAATTTTTTCGTTTATTTCATACAATTTAGTATTTAATGGTATGGACGAATGATTATATAATTTATCAAGTAAATCTGTAAAATTATTTATATTCGTATTTCCTATTATAGGTGATTTTGATGTTGAAAAGTGTTTTTTATATTTTACTTGCCAATCATTAGCTATATTATTTACAATAATTATTTTATTCATATATTGTTCAATATACATACTAGGAACAGGAACTGAATTATTTATGTTTGCAAATACATTGGTAAGTTCAAATTCTGTTAGATTAAATCTAATATTTACAATTAAATATTGATCCAGTAAATAATGAGTATCCGTGTTTTGGTTTTCTTCTTTAAGTAATGACAACGCAGTTAAACGATGAATACCATCTAATACTTCAAATTGATTTTTATTATAATATAAATAAATGATTCCCATCATTTCTTTGTTTGTGTTATAAAGATTTTGTGAAATCTCTTTACATCTTGTAATATCCGCTGGTCTATTCATATGCCAATTTACAATTTTTTTTTGTTGGAGTCCATAAATTAAATCAATACCTTTAATTTTATAAAGATTAACATTATCACTGTAACTATGTATAATATTACTATGTGGAAATGTATCGGAAATAATTTCATTCATTGAGGGTTGGACTTGATTATTCATTTTATTTATTGAGGATTGAACTTGATTATTCATTTTATTTATTGAGGATTGGACTTGATTATTCATTTTATTTATTGAGGATTGGACTTGATTATTCATTTTATTATTTAATTTATTATTTACATAACAATTAAATAGTAATTTCAAATCAATTTTTATTATAATTAAAGTGTATGAAAACATCTAACTAAAATATGTGTTTATACATTTGAATAACCTTTTCTTTTTGTTCGTTATAATTTACAATTGGAGGAGGGTAATTAATATTTTTAAAAAGTGTGTAATCCGAATACCATTTATGAATCGATTTAGATGGAACATCTCTTAATTCAGGAATCCATTTTTTAATATATAATGCGTCATTATCATACTCTTTAGATTGTATCCAAGGATTAAATACTCTAAAATATGGTTGTGAATCAGCACCTCCACCCATAATCCATTCCCAATTTCCATTATTACTTGCGACATCATAATCTGTAAGTTTTGATGCGAAATATTGTTCTCCCTCTCTCCAATCAATCAATAAGGTTTTAACTAATACACTAGCAACAATTAACCTGGCTCTATTATGCATATATCCTGTAATATTTAATTGTCTCATGCCTGCGTCTACAACAGGAAATCCAGTAATACCATTTTTCCAAGCATTTAAAAATTTAATATTGGACTTCCATTTAATTTTATCATAATTAGGTTTTAATGAATGACCCAGAACATGAGGGAATGAGAATAAAACATTTGCATAAAAATCTCTCCATATAAGTTGTCTAATCAAATCATTATATTTTTTATTTTTAAATGTGTAAAATACTTCACGAATCGAAATACAACCAAACTTAATATACGCGCTTAATTGAGTTGTAGGATAACTTAACTTATTATGACTTGTGGAATAGTGATTTTGAGTTTTAATTGTGTTTTTTAACATTATTAAACCGTGATGTCTACCACCTAAAACTAAAATATTATTATTTATTTTTGTAAATTTGGTAATTGCGGATGAAAGAGAAATTGAATTTTGTAATTGTGAATGTTTTTTGTTATTAAACTTAATTTTTTTAAATAAAGATGGAGGTTGGATTTTTCGGGTTAATGATTTGTTATAATAAGGCGTAAATTTTTGATATGGAGTTCCTGAATCATTTAAAATAGAACCTGGAATATTTAAATAATAGTCATGATCGAAAACACATTTAATATTAAGTTTATTACATAAGTCTATAATACTTTTGTCACGGTTAATGGCATAAGGGGTATAATCACAATTAAATATAACAACATCAATGTTAAATTTGTCGACACATTGTTTAATTATTTTAGTATTTTCACCAAAAAATGTGTATAATGTTCCATCTTGTTGATGTATGTTAACGGATAAATCATCCAAACTTTGAATCATGAATTGGACCGAGTTATATGACTTATATGGATTAATATTTGTTACTTGTTCAGGAGTAAAAATAAAAATGGGGTATATGTTGTTACAAATAACATTTGCCATATTTAACCCGTTATTATCTATAATTCGTAAATCTCTACGGAAAATAAATAGACCGTTTTCATATTTCATTTATATTATTATTTAATAAAATAAAAATTAAAGGTCGATACTTACAGTGTTTTTATCTGATTTGGTTCTTCGTTTGCTACGCTTTGGAATATTACCTCCAGATTGTAATTCTTTTAAATCACTAATGCTTATTGTACTGCTATTATTATCTAGTTCAATTGGCTGTGTTTGTTCTTGAATATTAATAGTTTTTGTTTTTAAACCGGCTAAAATGTCATTAATATCACTTGGTCCTTTCATTTCAGCTCGTGTATGTTTTTGCTCTACTTCATTATGTTTGCTTTCTCTAAAATTAATACCGTCATCAACAAAATGGTTTTGATGAGTGTTAGACCTATAATCACCACGAGCGGCATAATTATTATTTCCTGGTCTATTTAACGGAGGAGGTATTGAATTTGTGCCCTGTGTTGCCATTGGTGGAGGAGGACCATTTCCAGAATAATTTTCTTGTTGAGGATTCATAACTCCATTCATAAAACCTGAAAGTCCAGGGTTAGATTGACTCATGGAATTAACCGCCGCACTTTGGAATTGTTTCATTAAATCTGGATTTTGTCGTAAGATATCATCCATACCAGGCATTGCGCTTTTAAACATTGTATTTGTCATATGAACCATCATTGCGCTTCCTCCAAGTTGAAACATTAGTTTTAATTCAGGAGCCATAGTTGCTCGTGATTTATATTTATCGTATAATTCTCCAAAAATATCATCATAGTCAGTTACATTTTCATTAATTTGTTCTCCCCATCCGTCAAGTTTAATATCAAACGGGTCAAATCTATTATTTAAAAATTCAATACCATTAACTATTGCCATAAGCATATTTCCTTGGAATTTGACAGAGTTCAATTTTGTTTTTTCTTCCATGATAGTTTCATATTCACCTTGCATTTCAGCAAGTGGTGAATCCATATTATACTTTTTGGATAAGTCAACCCCTTTTTTTTCTAAAGCTTCTAATTTTCTTAAATATTTAAATTTTTCTTTTAATAATTCTTCTTTGGGTAATTGTGTTGATGGTAAAACATTTTTATCTGGATTCATTGGAATATTATTAAATTTACCATAACCATCCCATGTTTTAGAATTTGAATTGTTTGTTTCCGCGGTAGATTTACCAATTGATTGTGTATCATTAAAATGAACGGTGTGTTTTTCAGTTTGTATTCCTCCTAAAAAGTCTTGTTTAGAATCATAACTTGTTGTATTTTCAGATAGGTCATTTAATTCACTTTCTAAATTGTTTAAGTCTTCTATATCAATATCACTGGATATTCTGCTGTTTTCTTTTACTTTATCATTCATTAAAAGTTCAATTCCTGACCCAAAATTAGATGATCTTAGTTCGTGGTCTCCTCTTGAGGAAGATAATTTTGTATCCCAGTCCAAATCTGAAATTTCGATAATATCATTATTCATTATTATTAAATAAATAGAACATTTAGTTTTAAATAAAACGAATCACAATATATATATTATGATTTGGGGTATAATTTGTTAGTAATATACCACATTCCTTGTAATAAAGAATCAGCTAAATCATCTTTTTTTTTATGTGATTCAAAATGTGACAACATAGTTGAATTTGTTTTTTGTAATAATTCTAAACAAACTCGAACACCTGTTTTTTTTCGATTATTATAAGTTGAAGTATCAAGAATTATCTCATCGTCGCTATTATGTGTATTTACATCATTTTTTAATTTATTAAATGCTGATATAAACTCTATTGTTTTCACATTTTTCATAATAAAATATTGAGCAATCATTCCTTGAATGGTTTTCATTCTATTTGCGATAGGACTTATTTGGTTTTCAATAATAACATGTGTAATTTGGTCATTTATATCATTATTATTTAATGAATAAAATATTGAATCCATTTTTGTGTGAATATTTCTACCTATAGTAATCAAATCTATTTTCGAAGCATCAATATTTATAATTGGTTCAAAATATATGGTTTTAATATATGTATGTAGTAAGGATACCAAGTCAACCTTTTTAATAGGTTTTTCATACTTAATACAATATTTATCTGCTATTTCAAATAATTTATTAACTTTTTGTTTATTTATATAAGGTATTTTTAATTCTGGTGGTGGTATTTTGAAAGAACCATTTTTTGCGTGCTTTAAACAAAAACAAGTATTATTTTTTTGAAATTTAGATGGTTTATTACAATTAAGATGTTGACAAATAAGCGTTTCTTCTTCTCCAACATTAATAATATCCCATTTAATTATTTTAAATTGTGACGAATCATTCGGTATAATTTCTAAAAGACAAAACGCCAGGTTTTTAATGCCTACATCAATACTAATTAACCGCATAATAATAAACTATAGGTTTTATTATTATATGATTTATATAATATATTTATTTTATGTGTTGGTTTTTAATTTGTTAATTTTGAAATAGAAGGAGATATAAGTCGTGCGTTTAATTGTTGTCTACTCAAGTAAGGCGATTTTAAATCACTGTTACAATATCCATAACCAGGAGAACTTGAGTCAAATGTAGATTTATATAAATAAGGAACATTGCTAGATGGTGTATTATTTGTGTTTTCGTGGGGAGTTAATCCTAAATCATAACATGCTTCTTCAGAATTATATTTCATAATTTGTAATCCGTTATTCTGTAAATATTGTCTATAAGACCAATTTGAATGTATATTTTCTTGTTGTTGAATTTGTTTATTAATAACTGCTTCTGGTTGCCAACTCGAAAAATTTCGACCATCACTCATTATAGGCGGGAAATTAAAATGGATATTATTTGAACCGGAATAGCATACACCCCAAGACATTTTATATTATAATAAGATAAAAATATCTTAATCACATCCAAGTAATTTTAATAATTCTTGTTTTTTTAGTTTGGATGAATCATTAATAAGACCTTTTTCTTGGACGATTGATTTTAGTTTTTGAATATTCATTTTTTTATAGTCGATATTCTTATTAGAATTTACATCTTCTTCTAAATTAGAAATATTAATGGTTTTAAAATTGATATCAGTAATTTTAATATTCGAAATTCCATCAGTTACATTTTGTAAAATTGAATCATCTATTATTACATGTTTTATGTTTTCAGTATTTTCGGAATTTGATAAATTTTCTAAAATAGGGATATCATCACAAGTTATATCGTCGCATGGTATATCATCATCGTTATAAGTTCCAACGTCAATATCGAACGCTCCATCAGATGAAACGGATTCATCCTCATTTATTTTTGTTTCTGGAGAGTTACATTTGGACGGAGACTTCCATTTTTGGTGGTCTATATTATCATCATTACTCGTTTCATCGTCGTCGTCGTCGTCACTACACGAATCGTCATCGCTTGTTACTTCGTTGTCAGTACTTTCACTTTCAGAATCATTAGATGATAAATCGTCATCAGACACACAAATCTTTTCTTCGTTTAACATTTTGATTGGATTTTCTGAAGTTTGTTTTGTGTCGGTTAATTGTTGTGCTATAGTTGTGACTAAACTAAACATAGAGTCTAATTTATGATTTTGTTCTTTTATTTTAGTTTGAACATAATATATTAGTATTCCACTAATAAATAATACAAACACGAAAAAAAATATAAATGCGGAGGTTGTAGTGAATAAATAATCTTTTATAGCCATTATTATAAAAACAAATATATATTTATATCAATAAATTAACGAATAATATTTTCGATATTTTCCAATATTTCAATTGGAAAATTTAAATCGTGTAATACTTGAAGCCCACCCTTAACTTCAGAAATACCTTCTTTTAATAAATAAGTATATATGTTTTTATTCGTGGTGGTCTTTAATGTATGCATATTATAATTTTTAATGTTTACATTTTTATTTAATTTTTTACACACCTTAATAAAATGTGTTGTAAGTAAACATGACACATTTTTAAATTCAACTAAATATTTCATAAATGATGTAGCACTGATTACTGCTTCAGTATGGTTTGTACCTGAAAACAACTCGTCAAATATACATATATGTTTATCGTCTTTAAATTGATGAATAATATCTAGAATTTCTTTACATCTTCGCGACTCTGCTTGAAATAAACTATCTCTACCTGATGTGTCAGGTATGTTTAAATAACAGTGAATATATTTATATGGATATAAAGTGGCAGAATCATAAAATCCACATCCAAATTGTTGTGATAAAATAACATTTATAAGGGTTGATTTAAGTATAGTTGTTTTACCAGATGCGTTTGGACCAGTAATAATAATATTTTTTGAAAATTTAATATTATTTTTGATGGGTGTTTTGTTAATTAAAGGAGCGTAATAATTATTTTTGATTTTGGTTTTGTTTTTTATGTTTTTATGAATAAATTTGGCAAAATTAATTTTACCTATATTTATATTTTCAATTAATCCTTCTAGATTGGTTATATATCCATTAAACCCAAACGAGTATAAAAACGCATCATTATATGTTTTATCATTATATAATTCGTAAAAAGATTTTAGAATAACACCCATTTCACAAATCTTTGAAAATGAAACTTCATAATTGGTTAATTTATTTAATTTGGTATTAAACTCGCATAATATATTAAGGTTTTCTACAATTATATTATTAAATTGGTTATAGGTTGAAAGTTGTTTTGAATATAATAAAAAGTTATTCATGGTTTGTTCAGTATGTTGAATGTATTTGCGAATAGAAAAGAGAGTTTCATGAATTATTTTCATGTTTGTATTAAATTTAATACAATAAGCAATATTTTGATAAATGCTTAATAAATAAAAACAAGCAGAAATTAAAATATATATTTTTTGTTCTATTTTTACACTATTAAATTGTGTAAATAATTTTCCGATTGGTTGGTTTGAAATAATAACTTGTAATATGTCGACATATTCTTTAAAATTTAATCGAATACCTTTCATTTTTATAATACAAAATGGAATAATAACTATAATTAAAGGAGTTAATAATGATAATACGGGTGATGTAATACTATAAATGCTTGTAATCCGAAGAAACTCTTCGGATTTATTTAAAAAGTCAAGCATTTCCCATTCAACATAATTATATTTTTGTTTAAATCCAGTATCATTTTTAATTTCATCCCATAAAGATATAATATTATCGTAATCATATGTATGATTTAATGAGTTATACTTTTTTAAAATGTCTTGAGTATCTCTTAGGAACGCAATATCTGTCGTGTAATATTGAGATATTTGATTAATTATTTTTTTAGAAAAACAATTGTTAGATTTAAAAGCAAAACTATATATATTTATTCCTGATGGATCAATTGTGTCTACAAGTTCTAAATCCGAAATAATATTATCATTTAACTTTAATTTATGTTTATTATAAAAAACGGGTATTTTAAAATGGTCCTCGATGCTATCTATTTTTGACATATGTTGTATATCAAAAATAGATATTTTAAAAAGGTATAATACGAGTTAAATATATTTAGTTCTTAACTTTGTTGAATATTAAAATTAGCAGGCATTTCATTAATTTGACATGAATAGTGAGTTTCAATTTCTTTAAGTTTACAAATATCTCTACGGGTTACTAAATTAATTCCTACTCCCTTACGACCCCACCTACCACTACGACCTATTCTATGAAGATATTTATGAACACAGCCAGTAATATCAAAATTAATAACAACACTAACTTGTTGAATATCAATACCTCGTGCGGTAATATCAGATGATATTAAAACACGATACTTTCCATTTTTAAAATCAGCAAATGATTTATCTCTTTCCGATTTTTCCATATTGCTGTGAATATAACATACAGGAAAACCATCCTCGTACATGGCATCATATAATTTAGACACCCTATTTACACTATTACAATAAATAATACATTGAGATAAAGAAATATATGAGTATATATCTTTTAAAACTAAATACTTTTGGTTATCGTCTTCAATTGCTATAAAATATTGAGATATACCTTCTAATGTAAGCATATCAGCCTTTACACATATTTTTACAGGATTTCTCATAAATTTTGAAGTAATTGAATAAATATTACTTGGTAAAGTAGCGCTAAATAATGAAACTTGAATATTACTATTAAAATATTGGAAAATATTATATATTTGTTCTTTAAATCCTTCAGATAACATTTCATCTGCTTCATCCAAAATAAGTAGTTTAATATCATAACTGGTAATTTTGCCACGACGCATCATATCATATACTTTACCAGGACAACCACAAATTATATGTGGTACATTTTTATCTGTGGTTTCTTCAATATATGTTCCTCCGAATAATGTGAATACTCTTAATCCTGACATCATTCCGCCTATATTATTTATAACAGACGCAGTTTGGCTACATAGTTCTCTTGTTGGTGATAATATTAATACTTGTGTAAAGTTGTCTGCTAAATTTATTATAGATAATGCGCCAATAGTAAATGCTGCTGTTTTACCAGTTCCAGATTGCGCTTGCGCAATAATATCTTTACCAACTATTATAGGTTTAATAGCTTTACATTGAATCGGACTTGGTTTTTCAAACCCATAAGCGTAAATACCTCTTAATATATCATTATCTATATCTAATTCATCCCAATTTGTAATGTTGTATAACAACGGATCATAGTTACATTCATCTATTTCATTATCGATGGTTTCTGAAGTATTGTTTTTTTCATTATTATTGTTGTTAAAATTCATAATTATATTTAATGATTATATAGTTTTTAAGCACATTTATAAGTATTATATTAAAAAAATGGTATAAATGAAAGCTTTAAATGTATACTAAATATGTCATTAACAATTGTAAAATATACCCTTAATGATTTTGAAAATATTAAATTTGAAGGGTTTGATTTTAATATACCGGATAAAACACTTGCGTTTATTTCAGAATTAGCGTCACTTGTAGGGTCGCCTAGTTATATTAAAACTCCTATTTTTAAAAAAAGAGTCTTAGATAACCCTATCAACACTAAAAAGGAAAATAAATCTTTAGATAATTGGGGTTCTGTGAGGAATAATACATTTCAAGCTACTAAAATTGAACAAAAACAGGGATTAGAACTTCAAATAGATCTAATCCGGTCACACCTAAATAAGATATCGGATAAGAATTATATAGATTATCGTAATAAAATAATTGAGATATTTGACGAGTTGGTTAAAAATCACATTTCAAATGAAAACATGATGCGTATTTGTTCAAGTTTATTTGAGATTGCGTCAAACAATAGGTTTTATTCTAAATTATATGCGGATTTATATTCTGATTTAATTACTAATTATGATGTCATGAATCAGATTTTTGAAAATAGTTTAAATTCATTTATGGAACTATTTGATAACATTGATTATGTTGACCCTGGTGTTGACTATGATAAATTTTGTAAAAATAACAAGGATAATGAACGAAGACGCTCATTAAGTGCTTTTTTTCTTAATTTAATGTATAATAAAATAATAAGCAAGGATAAATTAATAGGTTTATTGGTAAACTTGTTAAAACAGGTGTTTATGTTTATTAAAATCGAAAATAAAAAAAATGAAGTTGATGAGTTGACAGAAAACATCGCATTATTATTTAAAAAAGATTTGATTGATAATACAGTAGATATACAAATAGAAGGCATGACTTTGATTAAAAGTATGGAACATTTGGCAAAGAGTAAATCCAAAACATATTCTAGTTTATCTAACAAATCTATATTCAAATATATGGATATATTAGAACTTTAATTCATTCTATTTTTTAATTATTTTTTATAAAGGTTGTAATACCATAAACTATTAAATATACCTAACAAAAACTCGTTAGGTATATTTTGGGGTTAAAATACATATATTGGTCAAATACTAAAATTAAAATAATAAATTAAATTATATGGTTCAATCAAAAATAACAAGTGGTGTCGACTATCCAGAATTAAAAAAGGTTCTAAATGATGATTTAAAACTAGAGGCAAATCTATATGAAGTTGAGATTGAAGATGTAAATGTAATCATTGCGATTGGAAACGCAAAACGAACATATGAATCTAAAAATATTATATATTATCCAATTTATTTAGTTAAGTATAATAATAAGGTTATTCAAATTGGTGTTTATGAAATTTTAGCAGAAAGATATATTGGTTATTTGGATGAAAACAATGTGTTGGACGTTGACAAATTAAACGACCCATTAATTTATAAATTTGTATCAAAAAGTATGCTTCAAAAATTAGGATTAAAACCAAGTATTCATGCAGAAAAAGACGAATCAGAGGAAGAATTCGAAGAGGAAGAAGAAAAGGAATCAGAAAAAGAAGCAGAAAAGGAAGCAGAAAAGGAAGAACCATATGTAATTCCAGATGACAGAAAGGATATATTTGTTTTAACAACAGGCGTTCCTATACCTCCATTGTTAACTGAGGAGACAAAGGAACAAGCAAAAGATATTAGAGAAAAATATAAAGAAGACCCAAACGATAGTTGGATAATTAAATTTATGAAAAATAAATATTACGCAATACATGAAAATGAAGGCGGTGGTGATTGTTTTTTTGCTACATTAAGAGATGCTTATTCAAGTATTGCGCAGCAAACAACGGTACATAAACTTCGAACTAAAATATCTAATGCGGCTGACCAACAATTATTTAATGGTTATAGAGAACAATACGATAATATTGTAAATTCGATTATTAATGATAGTAAACAAATAAAGGAACTTGAAACACAATATTTGGCTATAAGAGAGCAATTAAAAAATATGTTGGATAGATCCGAAAAAATCAAACTTGTAAATGAAGCAAACCAAATAAAAGAAAAACACGATAGATTAGTAAAGGAAAAAAAAGTGTCTAAAGAATTGTTATCTGAATTTCATTTTATGAAAGGTATAAATACCCTCGACAAATTAAAACAGGTTATGAAATTATGCGATTTTTGGGCAGAAACATGGACAATATCTACATTAGAAAAATTATTAAATATTAAAATAATTATTTTATCTAGTGAATCATTCAAAGAATCAGATTTAAAAAATGTCTTACAATGTGGTCAAATTAATGATGATATAGAAAAAAAAGGTGACTTTAATCCTGAATTTTACATAATAATTGAATATACCGGAAATCATTATAGGTTAATCGCGTATAAGAAAAAAATGATTTTTAAATTTAATGAAATACCGTATGACATTAAAAAGATGATTGTTAATAGATGTATAGAAAAAAACGCAGGGTTGTTTTCTTTAATACCCGAATTCCAGCAATTTAAGGATTCTCTCACAAAAATAGATATAAAACCAGAAAAAATAGTCAAAGAACCATCACCATATGTAGAATTATCTCAAGTTCGATTATTAAAACTTTATGATGATAATATTGTATTTTCATTTTATAATAAATCAGCGGATAAACCATTGCCTGGAAAAGGAAATGGTGAAAAAATCCCTCAAGGTCTTATTAAAAGTTTTTCTAGTTTGGCAATTATTCCACAATGGCGTAAGAAATTATCAAATATGTGGATTCAACCGTTTACATTAGATAATCATCAATGGGCGAGTGTTGAGCATTATTACCAGGCATCTAAATTTAAAAACTCAAATCGTGATTTTTATAATACATTTACAATGGAGTCGAACACAGAATTATCTAAAAATTCAGAGATGGCAAAAGCTGCCGGAAGTAAAAGTGGGAAACTTAAAAAAGACTTAATTAGACCAAAGAATGTGATTATGGATAATGATTATAATGAAACACGCAAAAATAAAGAGATATATGATGCGTTATTATCAAAGTTTACACAAAATGAAGATTTAAAAGAAATGTTGATAAATACACAAAATGCCATGTTGGTACAATATAAAGATAGTAAGGAACCGGAAGTATCGGATAATTTAATGTTGGTTCGTGACAAACTTAAAAATGTGTAATTATATTCAAAAACTAAATAAATAAAAATAAATGTAGTTAAAATATATATGAACCTTACAAAAAATAGTAGATCGTTAATATCCTTTTTTATAAAGAATGATTTTTTAAATCATGCTAAATTAACCAAAAATACAAAAAAAATAATAAGGGTTTTATATGATGATATCATTAATTCGTATAATTTTATAAAGGGGCAAAACAAAATATATAATATTCAAGTTAATAAAATAAATAGTATTTCTAATATTCCAAGACCTAAATCATTCGACATAAATAGTGTTCCAGACAAAATAAGAAAACATATTGATAATGAATCCTTAACTGAAATATGTTATACCTTTTCTATTTATAATAGAAATGTAATAATTAAATTTATAGTAGAAAACAACATTCTAGCTATAAATTTAGATATATATAATAATTATGTTGACACGATTATAATGTGGCTTTACATTTTAAATAAATATTCTTCCCATAAATGTTCCAGAGTAGTTACAATATACTTATATTTAACCTCGTTAATTAAAACACTTCCAAACAACCACACGGATATTTTAAATAGCAATAATGTAAATACCGCATTCACCAGTTCATGTCGGTATAATACCGAAATTGTCATTTTTAGAAATGAAGAATGGTTTAAAGTATTATTACATGAAACATTTCACAGTTTTGGATTGGATTTCTCAGACATGAATAATAACGAATGTAATAAATTAATATTAAGTATATTTAAGGTTTCATCTGAAGTAAATTTATTTGAAGCTTATGTAGAATTTTGGGCTGAAATAATTAATTCACTTTTTTGTAGTTTTTTTATTATTAAAAATAAAGATAATTTTGATTCTTTTTTATTAAATGTTGAGTTTTTTATAAATGTGGAAAGAACCCATAGTTTTTTTCAAATGGTTAAAACATTGAATTTTATGGGGCTTAGATATGTTGATTTATATTCAAAAAAACAGGAGATAAATACTTTATATAAGGAAAGAACAAGTATATTATCTTATTATATTATTAAATTAATATTAATTAATAACTTTCAGGGTTTTTTAGAATGGTGTGATATATATAATTCTTCATTATTACAATTCAAAAAAACAATACAGAACCAAAAACATTTTTGTGAATTTATTCGAAATAATTATAAAAATAAATCGTTAATTAAAGATATAACACATGCAGAAACATTTTTAAATAAATTAAATTTAAAAAAAAAAGGGAATGAATACTTGATGTCAAACATGAGAATGAGTATTTGCGAACTTGGATAAATAATAATAGTTTATTCTCAGTTTTGTCAACGTTATCTCATTATTATTGATTTATTACACCTTTTAACATTTCAAACACCTATTAATTAACGCTTAATTTAATCCAGTTATCAATAGAAAATGTATCTCCATACCATATTTTATTTAATTCATATTCAGGATAATAAATATTAGAAAAAAAAGATAAATATCCAATTACTGTTGAAAATGAACCGTGCGATAATATGATATGTTTACACGTGCTCGCAAATTGAAATGTAGTTATTTCATCACTATCAAATAAATTTGAAGATGGATATAATTTTAATAATTCTATTATCATATTATTATTTTTATCATCTGTTGATATATATAATTTATCAAAAATTATATTTTTAATTGCGTTTATATAATAAGTAATTCCTGGATTAAAACGCTCTGCGTCAGTTAATCTAATATGAATAAATAAATTATTATTTTTTGTATATTGATCTTTAAATGGATTATTACTAATAATAGTTGATTTGATTTTATCTTTATGTAAATAATTATATAAAAAATTTGTTATTTCTTTTGTCTGAAAATAAGCATGGTTTGGGTTTAAATTATAATTTAATTCATCCATATTGTAAATCGTAAAGTAATTATCATCTGTTAAATTTTGAATAAGGTTATATGAATTACTTCCACTAAATAATTCAATTCCTAACCTATTAATTAAATATTTATTATGGTAATCAACTTTTAGATTATGTTTTTCAGCTATTAAAGAAACTGCTAAGTTTCGTATAATTTGATTTCCTAATCTACCATTCGCTTCAGTTTTTGAATTCATAATATATGAATATATATACTCATATATAATCAAACGATTAATAATAAAATATGTAAATAAAAAAAAATTATAAATGGTTTTTATATGGTTTAGGACTATATAAAAACGGCGTTTAAAATGTAAAAAGGTGTAAAAGAAATAATAATTAAAAGGATTAATTATATTTGTGTCGGCGTTATCTCATTAGTATTGATTTATTAAAAGAAATAATAATTAAAATAATTAATTATATTTGTGTCGACGTTATCTTATTATTATTGATTTATTAAAAGAAATAATAATTAAAAGAATTAATTATATTTGTGTCGGCGTTATCTCATTAGTATTGATTTATTAAAAGAAATAATAATTAAAAGAATTAATTATATTTGTGTCGACGTTATCTCATTAGTATTGATTTATTAAAAGAAATAATAATTAAAATAATTAATTATATTTGTGTCGACGTTATCTCATTAGTATTGATTTATTAAAAGAAATAATAATTAAAATAATTAATTATATTTGTGTCGACGTTATCTTATTATTATTAATTTATTAAAAGAAATAATAATTAAAAGAATTAATTATATTTGTGTCGGCGTTATCTCATTATTATTGATTTATTAAAATGGTACAAAAACAATATAAATCTATAAAATATTATAGATTTATAATGGAAAATAATAAAATATTATATATCAAAACTGATGATAACATAATTATAAATGAAATACATATAAGATGGGTGAAAAAAATGAGTGATTGTTTAGAAGTCTGCACCAAATCATTTGGTTGCAGTATAGATAGTTATAATAAAGACACACACACACAATATGTAAATCAAATAATTTAGATAGTTATAATGCTCTTAATAAGCATTTTAAAAAAACAATATAATAATATTTTATTTATTAGTGTTCTCGTTGGTATCTCATTATTATTGATTAAATAAATAATAATGAGTTATTGATCATGTGATGAGATAATTTATTTATTATTTATAAATATAAGTTTTCAAATAATATAGAATAATATATTATTAATAAATATGTTGGATTTATATAAAAACAAGTATGATAGAGAAACTTTAAAAAAAAATATATATTCGTTTAATTTATTAGACATTTTAAAAACTCAACATTTAGATTATACATTTGTAATAAGATATATTTTAAATACTAATTATCAATTTACAAAAGAGGAACAATTAATAAACATGACGGATGTTTTAAATTACCAGAGACACCTACAAAAAGACATATTAGAATTAGAATATTTAAATTATTATCACGATGATGATAGTGTTAATGGGTTTGAATAGTCTCCTTTAATTGAGGTTACAATTAAGTATTTCAATATATCCAATTCTAAAAATAATAATTTTTTTATTATTATTTTTAATTATGAAATTTTTATAAAGTTTATAAATTATCTATCTAATTGTCTAACTATTTATAGTTCCTGGGATACGGCAACTTCCTTTGTAGCCTTAGCAAAATGAGGACTCATGTATCGTTGAAGATTAAAATATGTTAGTTCATCCGTCTCGTTTAATTTAAGAAGAGTTGCTAGTTTTGAATCAGGAATAATTTTACGACCGTTTTCCTTATCCTGGAGATTATTTGTTCGGATATATTTATTAATATCTCTGGTGACTTCTGTTCTGGCCATTTCTGAACCGGAAGGTTTTTCTAAAAATGAAGCAAGTTCATCACTAATTCTAGTAGGTTTTACAAATCCAGAAGGAGCGCGATTAACAGACTTTCTCTTTCTCTTTGAGCTTTGTTTAAGCGCAACCTTTAATTCCCGAACCCATTTTTTTTCAATAATTCTCCAATCAGCCTTAATAGAAGAAACCAACACTCCTAATTGTTGTAGTTTAGCAAGAAATTCAACGGATTGTTCTGCTACAGGGATATCTACTTCTGGATCAGAAACTGGTTCTTCAAGTGATACAGTTTCTTTAACAACAACAGGTTCGGGTTGTTGTTCAACAACTGGTTCTTGTTTAACAGAAGCAACTTCAACACTTTTTGGTGCTCTTGTTTTTTTGGGTTTGGTTGATTTTTCAGTTAATACTAAAGGTTCTGGTTCATTAACAACTTCTAATTTTATAGAAGTAACTTCAGGTTGTGATGATACAACTTGTTCAACTGATTTGGATGATTTATTATTTACTCTTGGCATCTTATTATACTATATCTAAATAATTACTTTTTAAGTGTTTTAACGCAAATATTATATATTTTATATGTTAAATGATACAAAATATATAATTTAATTAAATAAACGAAATGCTTGATATAACCATGGAAGTGATAAAGCGGCATATTCATTGACCATTGTTAACGCTCCTAAAACATAGTAACACCCAAAAGATTTATTATCATTATTAATTCCATTATTTACTAAATTACAAAGAATATCAACAATTACTTTTCGTACAATATCAATATTACTTTCGGTATGAATTATAGATATATTAATATTCCTAAATATATCTCCATTTGGTGGACAAATGTTATTTTTGGTTTCTTGAGGTATTTGTGCTCGATAATCCCAAATATTTGTTAAATGTATTATAAATTCAACCAGTTTAATTCTAGATAAATTTAAAAACCAATTTGGGTCGCTATAATGTCCTAAACTATCTATATTTTGAAACAATTCAATAACTGTGTGTTTAATATTTTTAATAAATGGAATAATAGGTGATAGTTCGACATTAATTTTGGTTTTTAAAATACTATGAATTTTTAATAATTGTTGTAGGTTTGATACTACTATATTTGGAATATCATTTCTATTATATGGGTTTTTTATGCGTCTATCTGATTTACAAATTAAATTATAGAGAGAGACAATATCAAAACCATATGTAAAATTATCTTCATCTTTATAACTAAAAAAGTGAGAATATTCAATTGTGTTTATTTCATCCATGCTTAAAAAATCTATTTTGTTAGTACACAACTCCCTATTCATAACAGCAGGTCCTCTTAATTTGTTACATATTCGAACTAGTTTACCCCTAAAACATTTCTGGATTTTAACAATTAAATAAGATAAATAAAAAAAACTGTATATTCGGTTAATTAGTTGTTTTTTGTTTCCAGATATCTTTAATTTATTCAGCTTTGCTATTATTTTTAATTGTTCGCAATTATAATTATATTTAATTATAATCTTATAATTATCAAAGGTTAAATTATACATTTCATCATCCGTTATTTTAGGCAATGGATTATTAATTACGATTGTTTCTGCACATTTTAAAGTAAGATGTCTATTATATTCATTTATAATAATTTTATTTGTAGTTTTGTTATTACGCATTATATAAATAGGGATATATTGTTTTTAATTTATAATAATAATTATATTATTTTATTATGATATATGATACGAGATATTAATATATATATATATTAATATTATCAATATAAAGACAACCCTATAATATAAAACATAATAAAATGGCAGACACAATAATTGATGGAACACAATTTAATACAAAAAATATTATGTATACTTCCCCCAAGTCAAACCCACAAGGTGGTAAAAGTGTAAATATCTTAAATAAACTAACCAAAACTGGATTGAGATTATCAACACCTCTAATGTTAACATGGGGAGCATCTGATTATGTTGATGAAAAAACCGGTCTTGGAAATGGTAAATTTGAGATGTCTTTACAATTTCCAAGTGAGGAATATAAGTCGGAAGAGACAGACTTATTTTTAAATAACATGCAGGCATTTCAAGATAAAGTAAAAGCAGATGCGCTTGTTTATTCTAAAGAATGGTTTGGTAAAGTCCATAAAAGTTCTGATATAATTGATGAATTATTTTCACCAATGTTAAAATATCCAAATTTAAAAGGATCTCGTGAACCAGATTATAATAAGCAACCAGCGTTAAAAATTAAAATTCCATTATGGGATGGTATTTGGAAATGTGAGATATATGATGAAGAAGGCGAAAAGTTATTTCCATCGTCATCAAATCCAAATGTAACTCCTTTGGATTATTTAAAAAAGGGAACAAACATTGCTGTTTTAATACAATTTGGTGGCATATGGTTTGTTAATGGAAAGTTTAGTATAAGTTGGAAACTCATACAAGCAGTAGTCCAAAAACCTAAACCGACATTAACTGGACAATGTTATATTAAATTAAAATCTTCTGATAAAGAAAAATTAAAGGCATCACAAGCTAAAATAGAAGAAGAACAGAATGATACTATATCAAGCGTTTTAGTAGAAGATAGTGATGATGAGGATAACGATGTAGATACACAACCCACACAAATAAATGATACTCCAGAAATGAAACTCACAGTTACAGAACCACTTGTTATACAAGAAACACCCAATACTGTAGAACCTCCTAAAAAAAAAGTCGTCAAGAAAAAAACATAAACATCTCATAGATATATAGTGATGTAGATAGTGTTGTATAATATTAGGTATAGTTAGTTTAATTGTTTATAAAATAATATAAATCATATTATATGATTTATATTATAATTACCACATGTTTAATTAATAAATTTGGTATTAAAGATGATATTCATCGTCAAAATAGATATACTGATAGTATAAGACAAATATTAAAATTAGTAGAAAATGATTTATCAATTAAACCAATTATTGTTGAAAATAATGGTTTAAGACAAACATTTTTAGATGATTTTGAGTGTGATGTTATTTATACGAATAATAATAATATTCCATTTAATTATATCAGGACTGTTGAATATAAAGCATTGATTGAATTATTAGATATAAAAGAAGTAATAAATAGGTATAAAATTCATGATGATGACATTATTATAAAATTAACTGGACGATACAAATTGTTAAATTTAAATTTTATAAATTTAGTTAAAACCGGTAGTGATGATGCTTTTGTTAAATTTTTTAATGTTTGTACAAAAAAATATGAATTTAATGATTGTGTATTAGGGTTGTTTGCTATTAAATGTAAATATTTAAAAGGTTTTGATTATCGGCTTATAAAATCTCCTGAAGTAGAGTTTGCTGAATATATAAGAAAAAATATAAATAAAATATCAGAAATTAATCATTTATATTTAGAATGTTGTTTTGCGGATGATTTAAGAATATTATATGTGTGAGAATATATTCAAATACTTATTTATTTATAAAATGAATTTTTATAATAATATCACTTTTATTGCTGATATCATACATGTCTAAATCGGTTATATCATTTTCTTTTATTTTAGTGATGCCTTTATCCTTTAAAATGTATGTTTGAATAACCTTAAGTTTTAATTCACTTATAGGAATATTAAATAATTGTTTTCCTAAATAAAACTCAAAATAGACTTCATCTAAAATGGATATTGAAAAGGGAATATATAAATTAACGATGAGGTTATTATCTTCGTCGATAGCTACATTTTCTGGTAAGTCAGGAATACATTTAACAATAATATCGCTGGTTTCAGAATCAAAGTATAATTCATTGTGCCATAATGGAACTAAATATAATAAGTTATTTACATATAATTTATAAAAATTATTTTCAAATAAATCATCGATAGATGGATTTAAAATAAATAGTTGGTCTTCTTTACATTTTTCTAATACAATATTTCGTACAATGTCTAATGTTTCTTGATTGATATGAAATATATTTTTATATTTTGATATAAAACTATATACATCAATAGATGTTTGTTTATCTAAATCCTCAAATACTTTTAAGGATATATGTTTACATCCATTAATTATTTCATTAATTATTTTTAAAATAATATCGTTATATTTGCCTCTTAAAATCCCATTTACAAATAATTGTAATATATATGTGTATGTATTGTCATTTTGAGATGGTTCATCATTAATATTTAATATGTTATTGTTTAAAAAGTTGTAGGCTTCATTAATTTCCTGAAAATTGTGTGTATTCCCATTTTTATCTGGATGATTCTTTAATGCTAATTTATAATATCGTTTTTTCAATTGTTCGCTTGTAATATTTGTAATGTCACAATCAAAATCTAATATTCTTAATGCCTTTCGAACATCCATTTATTATTCAACCAAATTTAATTTTTAAGTGTTAAAATTATGAATAACATTTATTAAATAAAATAAATAATTTTCTAAATGATAAATTGGTCTATAATTATTATTGTAATATTTAAAAAATGTATATGTTTTGATTAAGATATGTGATAAATCTTTATCATGAATTTTTTGTTCACGAATTAATATGCTAAGAATGTACCAAACACATTCTATTATATCTAAATTATAAATAAATATGTCATATAGTAGATCACGAAATTTTAGAAATTTCAATTCGGTTATATTTACCATAACATGTATAATTTTATTACAAATAATTTTATATTGTAGCATTATTTCGTCGTTATAAATGTGTAAATTTTTAATATTTGTGATATTTTCCAATTTAATATCAGTTGGAAGATTATTTTGTAAGCATTTATTGTATATTGTTTTGGTTGGTCTTGGGATAGGTATAATTTCACAACAATTTAAAATGTTATCAGGAATAAAACTAACTTGTTCTGTAATTAAAATATATTTTAAATTAATGGAACAAATATTATTTTGTTGCATATAGCTATAAAAATTATCAAGCAATTCACTATTAATTTCATGAAAGTTTTTACAAACAATAATCCCGACTTTGTCTGTCTTCGCAGATATAATATCTACAAGTTGTTGAAATATTTCGTGCCAAATTAGTTTTGAATTACATCCCAATAATGACATATCAATTTCATAATGTATATCACTTATTTTAAAAAAATATGGCTGTTTATTAAATGTAACGCTTATTTTTTTGTCATATTTTAATTCAGACGGACTATATTTTTTAATAGATTTGAGCATTTGGGTATACTTACCAACCCCTGGTGGTCCATAAAATAATAAGTTCTTTAGATTTTGTAGTTTTTGTGGAAATTTATTATATATTTTATTTAATTTTGGATGTAAGTTTTCTTTTTGTGCAGATAATATATATTCTTCGAAATGTGTCTCATAAAATTTCATTATATATTTATTTAAACATTCTTTAATTTATTATATAAACTCACTATTTTTTAAATTTAATAAAAAACTTAAACATAATAATAATTTATATACTAATGCTTATTGTAAAAAATTTAGAACAATATAATAATAATAATATTTTTTTTTGTGAACCTATTATTAATAATATTATTGATGATAGTAACTTTATTAGAATATTGTATTCAACCCACGAGTTTATTTTAAACGGTATATATTTATATATACCATCGAATGATATTATTATTGAAAAACATTACAATAAATATAAATGTTCTTTTAATATAAATAGTAACAACAAAACGGTAGACAAAATAAAACAAATTGAGTTACAACTATTACAAAAATATTATATAACAAATAAAAAACCTCTTTACAAAATTTATTCACAGATTATTAATGGAGGAATAAAAATATTTAATAATTATAAATCATACAATACACATAGTGCCAAATTAAATGAAGTATACACAATTATATTAAAAATATCCGGAATTTGGGAAACAGATTATAATTACGGATTAACTTATAAATTTATAAAACTATAATTAACTTGTAAACCCGTCTGTATTAAAATTGTTTAATATTATATATAATGTTATAAGACATATTAAGTTTATAACACCTATAAAGTAGACGGTTGAAGTTTGTATTTTTGTAATGCCTTCTTTTTCATTCATGCTATTTAAAATAATATATAATTGAAGTAATAATAAAATAGTAGATATATTTGAGAATGTATAATATCCATCAGAAACATGTCCATTTGATATTTGCGATTTATAATTTATTAGTAAAAATAAGGTATAACTTATAATAGATAACATCAATAAATATGGCCCACAGTTATTAAATAATAACATCATATATTTAATTGTAGACACATTTGGATAATTTACCGAAATTTTACTTAATATAACACATGACACCAATATAATAGCACTTGCTAATATTGAATAACTAGCAATATTAATACTTGTTTTTGTGTTATCACTCATAAAAAATGATAAAATAAATAAAAATATACTACAATAAATAAATGTCGTATATATTGTTTTAAATGTTTGTTCTTGAAATGTTGACATTATATAAAATATAAATATTAAATTTTTCTGTTTAGTTCATCTATTTGTTTCTGCATGTTTTTGATTTTAACAATTAATAATGGTATTAATTCTAGATAATTTACAACTTTTAAAGTATTATCATGCGTCATATCTTCTCCCAAATTAGATACTAATTTGGGAAAAACAAGTTCGAGTTCTTGAGCAATTAAACCGTAATGTTCAATGTTTAATTTATCATATTTATATGTATATGTTTTGGGTACTAATTTTAAAATATTATCTGCTATTTCTTCAGGTATATTTTCAATGTTTGATTTTAATTTAATGTCTGATGGATTAGTAATAGTTCCATTTACAATTAAATTTGTTTGAATCAATACATCATTTGTGCTATTTGCGGGTGTAATAAATTGAATACTATTAATTGTTTTAAATATCCATGTTACTAATCCATTTATATTTGGATAAAATTGTTTAATATAGGTGCTTTTTAAAGGGTGTCTTCCGCTAAAATTAGTTGTTATGTTAAATTCCGACATTATATTATTATTAAGTATTAGAAATAATATATTGTATAATAATATTATGAGTAAATTTAATGTGTCAACAAACCATCCCTTAATTCCAAATTCACAAGAATATATGGTTTTAAAAAAATATGTATCTATACATTCTGAAGATAGAGATATAAAAAAATATCCAAATTCATCAGAGTTTGAGATTGAGTTGCCTCAAGATTATTTAAATGTATTATCTATTCGTCTTGAATCATGGACATTTCCAGCAAATTATAGTACCTTTTCAGAATATAACCAAAACTTAGTGATGTTATTTCAAATAAATAATCCATATGACCCCATTGAATATGATGAATATAATGAATACCAAATTGATATATTTCAGGCACTTTATTCAAATATAGAGATTAATTATTCAATTATTATTGAAGAAGGGTTCTATAACCCAATACAAATGGCAACTGAACTTACCAATAAATTTAATAATGTGGTAACACTATTTATTAAATCATTTTTTAATAATCCGAATAATAATATTGCTCAATCTTCAATAGATAAATTTAATGCAGAAGGGTATACCGACTTTGTGATTGTATATAATTCGGTTGGACAGAAAATATGGTTTGGAAATAAAAATTCACAGTTTACTTTAATAAATTCAGGTGTTATTTCTGAAAATGCGATATTAACCCCTATTAATTGTGCACGAAATCAACTACCCGATTTTACTAATTGGGGATTACCTTTTTATTTGGGGCTTACAAGAGATGATTCAAATAGTATTTCTTCTCCCGACGGATACCCACCAAGATTTTATTATGGTGATGTTTTCCCAGGAGATAATGGGTGTTGGTTAAACCCAACTCTTATAAACTCACAATCATATTATGTTGTTCCCCCGTTCAAAATAAATTTAATGGGTCAATCTTATTTATATCTCGAAATTAACGGATTAAATAATATTGATGAAACAAATCCATTTATAAATAACAGTTCGAATCCATTAATTATAAAAAATAGTTTTGTAAATGATCCTAGTTGTGAAATACAAAATTTACCTAGTTCACGAGTTAATTCGGCATTCGCAAAAATAGCGATTCCAACTACACCATTATCTCAATGGTTTGATGATAATAGTAGACCGTATATGATTTATAATCCTCCTGCGGAAAGAATACGAAAAATTAAATTAAAATTAAGATATCATAATGGACAACTTGTAAATTTTAGTAATAATGACTATTCGTTCATGTTAGAGTTTACTTTATATAATTCTCAGCAACAGAAAAAATACAAAAATTACAATCCAGAAAATAATATGTGGAATTAAAATATATTATATTTACATTTAATCCATGATTGTAAATCTTGTAATTCACAATCTACAACATTTTCACCAAAATCTTTTATTGATAAAAATGACGGTTTTTTCATTTTATCTGTTTTAAATAGTATATAATTATCTTTACCATTTTTACCTTTTCGAATACTTACATTTTCAGATACTTTTCGAATAATATCTGGGTTAGTATTTTCACCGTGTAATAAATGCGATATATCACTCATTTTTATGTTTTCAGGTGGTCTATTTCCTAAACTCTTTAAAGATATGTTTTGGTCTCCAAATAAAAGATATAATCCAAACTTTCCGTTTTTAATAATAATATCTTTACCTTCATATTTACCCAAATTATTAGATTTAAATATTTTGGTTACACTATTGTCGACAATTTCATCAAGTGAATATTCCCCATTTCCTATTTTATTTAAATCTATATCAGGATTAATAGGTTTGAAAGATAAAAGTTTATTTCCGTTTGTATTATCCATACATTTAATTACTGGACCGTGTTGTCCTATCATATAAGTATGTGTTTCGTCAATTTTATATTCTTGCTTTTTATAACCTGATAAGTTGTGTATTAAATAATTTATTTCATCATTACATTTTTTACATATTTCTGCAGAAAACTTATCCCCTAATGCGATTTTATCTAAGTCATCTTCCATTTCTTTTGTATAATTGTAATTAAATAAATGATTAAAATGTGTTTCTAAAAAATTTATTACTACAACTCCCATTGGTTGAATTACTAGTTTATTTTTTTCATTACCAAATTCTTTAATTGTGCTTAGTTCTGAAATGCGTTCATTTTCTAATTCGTAATCTTTACATATAATTTGAGTACCTGTTATATCTTCTTTGGTAACATAACCTCTTTCTTGTATTTTATCAATTAACATAGAAAAAGTAGATGGTCTTCCGATTCCTTTTTCTTCAAGTGTTTGGACTAGAGCTGCCTCTGAATAATGATATTTTGTGTTTATTAACGTTATATTAGATGTTATTTTTTTATAAGTTATAATTTGATTTTGTTTTAATTTTATTAAATAATTATAAATTGGATTTTCTATTTTATATTTTTTTTTAACTACTAACCATCCAGGAAATACTATAGTTTCACATTTATAATTATAATTTAAATTATTATTGGCATTTATATTTGAATTTAAGGACAGAACCACCGCACTAGACATACAACTTTCCAATGAATTCTCCCAAATAAGTTTATACATTTTTTTTTCTTTTGAATTATAAGTATCAGGAATTTCTTGTAGACATATATTGGTAGGTCTAATCGCTTCATGTGCTTCTTTTATATTATTTTTTGATTTACCGGTAGATATGTCGACGATATCATTCAATAAAGAGTTAATATTTATATTAATATATTTTTGTTCATAATTTTGTAAAATATAACTCGTCATTTTTTCTATAAAATAAAGACTATATTTTTTACTATCTGTCCTCATATAAGTTATATGACCTGCTTCATATAAACATTGACATATTTTCATGGTTTCTTTAGGTGAAATGTTTAATACCGAACTTGCTGCTTGTTGTAATTTAGATGTAATAAATGGTTCTGGAGGTGTTTTGAATAATTGTTTTGGTGGTAGTTCGCAACTAAAAGTATGTTTAAAATGTTTTGAACCATCTAAAAATCCAATAACATCATCATTTGATTCAAATTGTTTATTTAATTCAAAAGGAACACATAAACTAGTAAAATAACCGGTTGTATTATATACCTGTTTACCAGGATTATTTATTATTTCTTTATAATTATCATATACTATTTTTAATGCGGGTGTTTGACAACGACCAGCACTTAAACTATTATTAGATTTACTTGTGATAAATTTCCAAAGAAGAGGTGTGATTTTAAACCCTACCAATAAATCTAATGTTTGTCTTGCCTGTTGAGAATTAATAATATTTATATTTAAAGTAGTTGGATTTTGTATAGCATATTGTATTGCTTGTTCTGTTATTTCATGAAATATAATTCGTTTTGTTTTGATGATATCTAAATTAAATAGTTGACAAATATGCCATCCAATTGCTTCTCCTTCTCTATCATTATCTGTCGCAATTATAACTTCATATGCTATATTGATTTCAGACCTTAATAAATTTATTTGTTTTTTTTTTTTGGATGTATTTATAATTTCATAAGTTAATTTAAAATCATTATTAATGTCGATGTTTTCAAGCGATTTTAATTCTCTCAAATGACCAAAACTCGCGACGCATTTATAGCCAGGACCTAAATATTCCTCGATCTTCTTACATTTGGATGGACTTTCGACAATAACAAGGGATTTTTTGGTAATATATTTTTTAGACATAATATAATATAAACAATCTCTATTTATATTATATTAGTTTTGATTATGATTTATTTATATTGGGCAAGACATACATGAAATACCTCACGATTCAAACAAACGCATAATTGTCGTTTATATCATAAATATAATATGAAATTAAATATTATAATGAATATTGTTTTAGTTAGTTTAGATATATTTCAACCATACATTTTAATAAATATCGGCCATCTACTTAAAACACAACATAAAAAAATTTTCGTCCTAACAAACAACAAATTCTTAAATATGTTTGATAAATACAAAAATGATATTACGTTAATTGATACCGACCTATTAAATGACGATTATAACTTTTCAAATAATAGTTCTTTAGATAAAATATTTAGAGGAGGGTTTTGGCTTAATACATCTAAACGATTTTTTACAATTTATTCATTTATGTGTAAATATCTAATATCAGATGTTATACACATCGAAAACGATGTTTTACTTTATTATAATTGCGATACATTAGAACCTCACTTCGACAAAAACAAAATA